GTGAAATGTATGTTTCCTTGCCATAGCTCAATCATCATAAGGTCTGACAAAAGTATATACATACACATCAAGCTCCTCATTATATGAGAACTCATAATAGACATGAAGAGCATTTAACATGGAAGGTTCTTCATCATTCTTCAATTGATATAAACCCTTATTCCATATTGCTCCTTGCTCATAACCAAGTTCATCCTCCATAATAGAGGCAATAGCTTTCTTAGCATGAGGATAGTTCTCATCTTCTGTCTTTATATGATACACTTTGTGTTGAGTGTAATCATTGTTGGACAATTGTGGCTGATACTCTATCTGATAAAGTATGCCATTATAAAAATATTCTGACATTTGTTTGAAAATTTGATTGTTTGATTATTATTGAGGAGTGCATGATAGATTCGAACTATCACACTGGCCAAGACTTGATAGCTGTACCATTGTTCTTCCTATTAAACTAATGCACTCTTAGATAGTTGTCAGGCTCCTGTAAGGTAGATTTAACTAATATGTGTGCGGCTTACTAATGTATAACTTTAAGTTGAGTCTATTCCTTCCACTCACTAAAGCTGTTGATAATTCCATGCAATCTTTCATTGGATAACCTCATTAATTACATTGCATCTTTTTCTCACTACAGTCCTTGGGGTGTATGTATCTTTACTATTATACAGTGTTCAGTTTTATATAGTGTCTTTTTTTACAGGAGTCTGTTCTATAGGTCTGTTTTTAGGGTTAAATAACTACAAAATGCTTAAAGTGTATGGTTATTAGAGGAAGTTTATGTACTTGTTGTAGTTGACAGAAGTACTAATAGTACTTCCCCTATTTGGTTTTTATTAGAAAGTAGGGCAGTAAATAGTTCTACTACCCTCTTTCTGATTAGAGTTTCTGACCATAGGCCCTGTAGATGGTCCTATCATCCTGGCTGTCATACAGTTCATCAATCATAATAGTACTAATCCTCACTCTATCACCTGCCTTAAGTGAGCAAAATTGACTTACCTGCATGACTCTAGTAGAGCCATCAGCCATTGAGAATCTCATCTGAGGACCATAGTTTCCTTCAGAAACTCTCACCTCTTTGATTGACTCTTTCTCCTCAGAAGTCAGAGGTTTGGAGTCCACCACTTCCCATGAGTGGCTAAGTTCAATTGCATGTTGGAGGAAGCCCCTCTCCTCCTGTTTCTTAGGGCTGTTCTTAGTAGCTGTTGCCATTGCTGTTGTTGTTTTAATTGTTGTAGAGAGTTTAATATAATGACATCTCCCATAAACTCTCCTTTAAATGAGAGATGCCAACTATACCTATTATATATATAGCACAGATTATCTTCTAAGTACTGTAGACAGTCTATGTTCTGCATACCAATGACCTGGTGGCTGTGCCACAGAGTAAAATGTTCTGTATTGTTCTTTTAAAAATAAAAGACAGGTTTCCCTGTCTTTTATTATTCTGGTGTTCCTGCAAGGAATACCTTTATCTCACCAGTCTCTTGGTGAGATAACTGTATCAGCCTTAGGCTGGATAGTTTGAGGCAGTCTCCTGCCTCAACTATTTGCCTGGTTTCCCAGGCAAGTGGTAGGCTTTTAAGCCTACCATCCTTCAGCTTCAGCTGACCATACAGGCCATATTGGCCTGTACAGATGACAGCTTTTGCAAGTTGTCTTACCACTTGAGGAGTAATATACTCCTCAGAAAGTTGAGCCCATTGGGACTCAACTTTGTAAGATGCATTTAATGTCTCTTTAAACAGGCTATTTTGCCTGTTTTTTCCACTCTGTGCCATATTCTTGTAGTTTTAGTTTGGGACACTCTGTCCCAGACTGTAATATGTTGTGTATTGTTCCTAGGGGGGAGAGGTCCCCATGAAATGGGGAGGGGGGCAGGATGCACCCCCTATATCCCCCTCACCTCTATCCATAACAAAAAAAAAATTTCAAAAAAAAAAATTAAAAAAAAAAAAATTTCAGTTTTCCTATTTTATTAACTTACAGAAGTTTAGGTGATATATAAGAGCCTGCGCACTGTAAATTCATAAAATTAACGAGAAAATATCATAAAGAAAATTTGGAATTATCAGATTTTTTACATATATTTGCACCTTAAGTGGACATAGCAAGTACACTGATATTTTATTGGTACCTTTTTGGTAGGAAGGCATACTTAGGACTGAACTGCTCTGCACCAAGTCAGGAAAGTAAGGGATACTGACATAGGGTCGGTAATGCAGAGGCTATTGTTCATTACAATAGTGATAAGAGGGGACAGACTAATATTATATAACCGGGGGATGGACTATGTATGTTAGGAGCCTTAATCCTAAGCTTGGGTGTGAAAATGAGCCACCTAGGTCCCTCCTATATAGAAAAAGGATTATAACCAATTTAATATTAGTGGAATAAAGAAAATTATGGAATTTTAGAATAAAGTATTATGACTGTAAAAGAGTGGAGACGTGCTGTTATAAATGTATATTTCTGGATATGGCAACTTCCCCAGAATATCTTGGGACTTATTATGTCTCTCTTCCTGAGACCATTGACAAAGCTGAATGCTGATACTATAGCTACAGTATATTCATCAAGCAGAATGAGTGGTGGTATATCTTTAGGAGATTATGCTTTTGTAAGCAAGATATCTGCAAAAGATAAGCTGACAGTAGCACATGAGGGTACTGGACATGCTAAACAATCTATGATGCTTGGTCCTTTATATTTAATAGTAATAGGACTTCCTTCTTTGATATGGGCAGGGCTTTATGGTTCTGTTATTAAACCTACAAAGAATGGATATTATAAGTTCTATACTGAGAAATGGGCTGATAAGCTGGCAGGTATAGATAGAGAAAAAGGTACTATAGATGAAAATATAATAAAATAAATTTGCATATTAGAAATATTTAACTTATCTTTGCACAAAATTTAAATAAGATATGAATTGGAATTGGAAGAAAACTGTAGCAGCTGTTATTGCTGCCCTTGTCATTTTAGGTGCTTTTGCACTGATTAAGTTTATGCCTTTTTGGGCTACCATTGCCTCACTTGTAGCTTTTGTAGCTGGTTTTGCATGTGCTTGGCTATCTAAGGATAAGATTGAGGAAGTAATAGAGATACCTGATGCTGAGGAGATTGTAGACAGAATCAAGGAGTGGTTTACATCTCTTGATACAACTACTGTATCAAAGGCAGTATCTGCTGCTAAGAAGGCTAAAACAAAGGAGACTAAATAGTCTCCTTTTTAAACATTGCTGTCTGGTGTAATGGTAGTCACATAAGATTTTGGCTCTTATAGTAGAAGTTCGAGTCTTCTGGCAGCAACAATAGGGCTTTATAGTGTAATCTGGCAGCACGAGACTTTTGCAAAGTCTAAGGGGAGTTCAAATCTCATAAGGTCCACTTGTTGTTTTCATGTTTTCATAATGTTAGAGCTTTTGCTTAGGACCCTCTTTTGGGCAGTTTAGAGGTTAAAGAAACTGCCTTTATGGGTTGTTAGCTCAATTGGTTAGTAGCATCTGACTGTTAATCAGAAGGTTGTAGGTTCGAGTCCTACACTTCCCGCAAAAATGTACCTCTGGTGTAATGGCAGCATAATAGCTCCAAAACCATAGATTAGAGTTCAAGTCTTTAGGGGTATGCAGAAATAGAAGAGTTGGCAAAATGTCAGTTAGTATGCTCTAACTGCCATAGAGAAATTCATTATAATGAAAAACATCTAAAGTAAATATATGCTCCTGTGGTGGAATTGGAATACACACTGACCTCAAAAGTCAGGGCTTGAAAGATAGATTAAGGGTTCGACTCCCTTCAGGAGCACAAAATGCCCCCTTGATGGAATTTGGCATACATACTTGGCTTAGAACCAAGGTTTTAAGAGTTCGAGTCTCTTAGGGGGTACGAAATAATTAAAAATAATTAGTATTTTATTTGCATATTCCAAATAAAATACTTACCTTTGCATTGTCAAATAAACAATAAAGCTTATGTATGGTAATGACATGTTATTGACACCACTTGAGGCAATGAAACAAGAGGACCCTAATATGAGTCCTTCTGAGTTCTTTATAAGTTTCTTAAATAGACTTGAGGGATGGAAAACAAAGTGTAAGAATCTGCATTGGGCAGCACCTAAGAAGAATATACATGTATATCTTGATGAATTTCTGAGCATACTTTCAGACTATCAGGATAGTCTTGCAGAAGGATATATGGGAATACTTGGTAGAATGCAACCTAATGTTATTAAAGGTACTCCAAGTGATACTCTTAATGCTATGGACTTTATTAATGAAGTTAGGGGTGCTACTATAGTATTCTATGATAAGATACCACAGGAAACAGTGTATAAAGGTATTGCCTCTGAGTGCGAGACATTTATTCAGAACATTAATAAGTATAAGTATCTATTTGAGCTTTGTGATATTAAACCTTATTGATAATAAAATTTAAATCATTAGGGAGTATGATGAAACAGGCAAACATGTAGCTCTTAAACAGCTATGGGTAGTAATATCCTTAAGGGTTCGATTCCCTTTACTCCCACATGAGTCAGAAAAGGTATAATAAAGAAGAGCTAGAAGAAGCTGTAAGAAAGAGTTTATCTATATCAGGAGTCCTAAAACATTTAGATATAGTACCAGCAGGGGGAAATTATAAAACTGTGTGTAAGTATATTAAGGAGTGGAATATAGATATATCTCATTTTACAGGTAAACTTTGGAATAAAGGAGGTCATGTGGTATGTAACCCTGCTAGACCTTTAAGTAAGATATTAGTAGAAAATTCAAATTATCAATCTTATAAGCTAGGTAAAAGACTTTTAAGAGAAAAACTTAAAGAGTACAAGTGTGAATTATGTGGTAATATAGAATGGCTTGGTAAGCCTATTCCTTTAGAGTTACATCATATTAATGGTATTAATACTGATAATAGGCTAGAAAATTTACAATTATTATGTCCTAATTGCCATGCTTTAACAGATAATTATAGAGGAAAGAATGTAGGAAAAATATAGAGAAAGGGCTTCTTATTTCAATGGCAGAAAGCTGGCTTTGTAACCCAGTAATGTCAGTTCGATTCTGGCAGAAGCCTCAACAGGTCAGTAGAACTATATTCCATTTAGAGAGACTGACACTCCTTACCCCTAATGGAAATCCCACTAGTGAGGCTGACACTTATAACAAGCTTAAGGATGGGTGGTGAAGGAGGGTGCAAGTTAAGGTGATACTTGCAGTACCAGAGTACCAGCTACCAAATCTCTGGTTATACTGCGGGGAGAATTGGTATTCAAGTAGGTCTCATAAGCCTGCCTCCAAGGGTTCGATTCCCTTCTCCGCTACTAATTAAGCTAAAAGAAATTTGGCTATGGAGATTGAAAAGAGTAAAACAGTAAGGACTAAAAAAGTAGAAGCTGGAACACCTTCATGTTTTATGACTGCAATGGCAGCTAATACAATAAGGGAGATTGTAAGAGCTGCTAATGAGGAAGGAGTCAAAAGAGAGAATATTGTATCTCTTCTAAAAGAGAATGGCCAGTTTGTACTTATATATTATAAGTAATAATATAACATTGTGAAATATGGAAGAGCAGAAGAAAATTGAAAGAGACTTGATGAGTCAGGAAGAGTTTGAGGATTATATCTCAAAAGGTATTATGGTTCTACATTTGGTTACTTATAATGGAGTCTACAAATTTAGGTCAGTAAGAAGAGCTATGAGAAGAGGACATGTTACTACTGATGGTATTATAATGCCTGCTAGACCATTCCATAATGCTGCTAATACCTGTAAGAGAAGAGGTAAGCACAGTAGGGCTGTCAACGAGCTAAAGAAAAAGATTTATGAAAGAATCAAGCATTATTAATGAGGAGTACTCCAAAGATGAATATAATTCAGAACCTGTAGTCTTTTGTAAGAAATGTTTATCACTTAAGATATTGTCTATTAATGATGAGATAGACTATTGTGATGATTGTGGCAGTACTGATATAGATACTGCAAATATAGAAGACTGGGAGGAGATGTATAAGAAAAAATATGGTAAAACTTTTATAAAGAAATAAAATGGAAGAGAATGAGAAGTTAAATTCAGGCACTGCTTCGGCAGATAGGCCTGAGAAAATGTCCTATGAGCAATTGGAAAATGTAGCTCATCAGCTTAGTGAACAGGCTAGACAACTGTATGCAGAGTTGCAGAAAGCCAATATGACTAACATATTCAAGAGACTTGACTACCTGTTCAAGGTGGTGGAAAATGCACATGCTTTTAATGAGGAATTTGTAGATAAGTGTGTAGCTGAGATTGAAGAACTGATAACAGTTCCTGAAACTGAGAGTACTGAAAATAAGGCAGAGGAGTAAAACTTAGTTGATATGAATAGGAAAGCCAATAATATTGTTAGGATTCCTACTTCATTGAATGGTAAGTTTTTTAGATATTGGTTTGAGTTTCTACGTCCTTTTCATAAGTTAACTGATAGAGAAATTGATGTAATTACATGTTTTGTAAAACATAGGTATGAGCTTAGTAAGGTTATCAAAGATGCAGATATTCTTGATAAAGTTACAATGAGTGAGGATACCAAAAGAAAAGTAAGAGAGGAGTGTGATATTACTCTCCCTCATTTTCAAGTAATTATGGGTAAACTTAGGAAAAATAATGTCATAATTGATGGTAGAATAAATCCAAGATTTATACCTAATATTGATAGTGAGACAGGAACTTTCCAATTACTGTTGCTTTTTGAGTTAAAATGAACTGGTCTGATGCTGTAGATAAAGTCTCACAGGAACTGGGTATACCTTCTGAGGTAGTGAGTCTGGCTTACAGTTCTTTTTGGAAATTCATAAAGCAGACTATACAGTCCTTACCATTGAAGGAGGATATCAGTGAGAGAGAGTTTGCTGAACTGAGAACCAATTTCAATATCCCAAGTTTAGGTAAACTTGCCTTGACATGGGATAGATTTAGAAGATGTAAATGGAGTTTTGAGTATAATAAACAGAAAAGGGAGAAGAAATAAGATGCTTAAAATTAAGAAAATAAAACCGATGTTTACAGCTCTTATAACTACAATGGATAAGTATGAGCAGGATGTGAGAGTTGAGGGTGGTTTAATTGATACAACTAAACAGCAGGGAAGTATTAAGGAATATCAGACAGTACTTGCAGTAGGAGAGTTAGTAAGAGATATTAAGGTAGGTGATTTAGTATGTGTAAATCCTACTAGATTCGCAGTAAAGAAACACAAAGAAGGAACTCTTAAAGATGGAGTAATTACTGATAATCCTGTAATCAAATACAACTTTGATGTTGTAGAAATGGATGGGAGACAGTGCCTGCTTCTTCAAGATAGAGATATAGATTTTATAATTGAAGAGTATGAGGAGGTTCCAGACCCTGAGCCTTCACCTTTGATTAAACCGAAAAAAGAACTAATTGTATAAGAAAAAAGCCTGTCGGATTTCTGGCAGGCTTTACTTATTTACCTACTTAAAGGAGAATCATATGAGATTATTCAGATATGAAGGATATACTATGACAGTTGAGCCTGAAGCTATACTGCTGAAGCCTTTTAAGAAGCTGTGGAATAGAGATAAATCACAGAATAAGGAAAGAGCTATAATGGAGTTGGGATTTATCTATTTTATGGTAGACCCACGTAGTGACTATCAGTATATTGTAGATGAAGAGCAAAGGAAGAATGCTATTAAGGAAGGTGAGGGATTGCCTGAGAAATGGGAGCCTGATAAATATGTAAATGAGGCTATGATATTTTATAATAGCTTTAAGTCTACATCAGCACTTCTACTGGAAGATACAAGAGCTATGGTTGATGGCTATAGGATGAAGATAAGAGACCTTACAGCTAATATGACTGAACTTGATGTAAAGGAAACTAAGGAAATAGGAGCTATAATAAAGCAGATTCCCTCCTTAATAAAGGACCTTGATGAAGCTGAAAAGGCTGTTGCAAAGGAAGTAACTCAGAATGATAAGGTCAGAGGAGCTGCTGAAAAGGCTATGTACGAGGACCTTTAACTTTCTAATAAAGTTAACAAGAGGAGTTATTTAGGTTATAAATTTGAATATAAATAATTATGGAAGCAGTAGAAGTAATAGATGCATTTAACAAGTTTCTTGGAGATATAGATGGAGTTGTTATTGTCTTACAAAAGACTAAGACACAAACTCAGATAAAAGCTTTTAAGAAATATACTTGGATTGTATGGTATATCAATAATGGGAAGAAGTACCAGTTATTTGCTCATAATCATACAGCAAGAGAAGTTACAGAGGCAGAGGAAAGGCATAATATTAAAGTGATGGAAGAGTTCCTACTCTCCAATCTATTTAATATAACTCAGGATAGTGAACTATTAAAATCTTTGAGAAATGGAGAATTTACAGGATGGGGTATTAATTCAAACTAATAAGTATCAAACTCCTGTAACAAGGGAGTTACTGGACAGTCTTCCATCAGACGTAGCTGAACAGCTTATGGAGTGTCTTACAGGAATTGAGTTTATCAAAAGATTAATTTCTCCTGATAGACCCTACTATAAGGACCTTCCAAGAGATGAAAGGGGAGCAGCTATAGTAGATATAACCAACCCTCCTATAATGGAGAATGCTGATTATTTTAGACAGCCGGCACTTCATTTCTTAAAACATGGTTGTTATACCTTCCTTAGACCTAATAGCAATCCTAATTCTGAATATAGAAAGTTCTGGGATGAAGAGAAAAGAAGATGCTATGAGGGCCTTATAAGACCTGAGGATGGTGCTTGGGTATCAGGTTATGAATACTGGTTTCTCAATTATGTCCCTATGATAGTAAATGTTATTGAGGAGAGAAGGAAAAAGGCTATAAGAAAAGAGGCTTTTCCCTTTTTCTTTGAAGGTATTGACTGGAGATATAAGTATTTATACAAAGCAAGGGAAGAAGGACATCATGCTATAGAATTAGCACGCAGGGGTTGTGGAAAATCCTACTCATTGGCAAGTATAATGTCACATAATCTTATACTTGGAGAATCAGAGGAATCAAAGAAAAGAGTTATTACTGTACTTACTGCATACCAGAAGGAATATTTAGCTGATAGTAAAGATGGCACACTGAGTAAATTTAAACCTGCCATTAATTTTTGTTTTAGTAATACTCCTTTTCCACATCTTATGCTTAAGAACTCTCCTAATGAGATGTCTTGGCAGATGGGATATAAAGATGAATATGGTATTGAAAGAGGCTCTTTAAATCAGGTTACTGCAGTGTCTGCAAAAGATGATAGTGATAAGCTTAGAGGTAAAAGAGGTTGGATATTATATGAGGAGATGGGTACTTTTCCTAACTTGCTGCCTCTTTATGATACTACTAGAAAATCAGTAGAAGATGGTGATTATACATTTGCTATTCAGTATTTGATAGGTACTGCCAGTGAAAAGGAATCAGATTTTAGTTCTGCAAAAACACTTTTATATAATCCTGAAGCATATAATATACTTTCAAATCCTAATGTATATGATAAGATTAATCAAGGAAAACAGACATTTGGATTTTTCTTTCCTGCTTATATAAATAGAGCAGGATGCTATAATAAAGATGGAGTATCTGATGTGGTTAAGGCATTAGTTGAAGTACTTATGGCAAGATATAAAGCTAAATTTTCAACAGACCCAAGGTCAGTATTGAAAGTTATAGCTGAGGACCCTATTACTCCTGCTGAAGCTATTATAAAAGTAAAGTCTGCTTTCTTTCCTGTGGCTGCTCTTACTGAAAGATTACAGCAGCTTGATATAGACACTCACGCTTTTGATGATGTTTATATAGGACAACTTGTTATGAATAAGAATGGAGAAGTTGAATTTAAATTGACTAATGATACTCCTATAAGGAAATATGGAGTTGAGAATGATACTCCAGGAGCTATTGAGATATTTGCTATGCCTGAGAAAGACAGGTCAGGTAAAATACCTTCGACAAGATATATTATAGGAACAGACCCTGTTGATAATGATGCTGCTGAATCTACTTCCTTATCTTCTAATTTTGTATTGGACTTATGGACTGATACTATAGTAGCTGAATATACTGGAAGGCAGAGAATGGCTGAGGATAATTATGAAATAACAAGACTTCTATGTTTATTTTATAATGCTAAATGTCTTTATGAGAGTAATATTAAGGGAATGTTTGCTTATTTTTCCAAGATGAACTGTACTCATCTTTTGGCAGATACTCCTGAGTATTTGAGAGATAAGCAGTTGATTAAGTATAGCAGAATAGGTAGTAGCCAGAAAGGAGTCAGTGCATCTGCTCCTATAAATAATTATGCTAATGGTCTTATAAGAGACTGGCTTATGAAACCTGTTCCAACTATTATAAAAAATGATGAGGGTCAGGAAGTTGAAATAACTATACAGAACCTATTTAATCTTAGAAATAGAGCACTCTTAGAGGAGCTTATTGCTTTTAATCCTGAACTGAATGTGGATAGAATAAGAGCACTTGGAATGGTAATGCTGTATAGAGAAGAGAAAATGGTACTTTATCAAGGTAATCCTGCAAGAGATAGGGATATTACTTCTGCTGATTACTTAGGTAATGACCCTTTCTTTAAGAAGAATTATGATATGAGGTTTATTAAAAGTAAAGAAAAACAAATATAAACAATTAGTAATTTATTTATACTATTGTATAAATACATATTTTTCTATATTTTTGCAAAAATAATATGAATCATTATGCCGGATTTAATAAATTTACCTCCACAACAATTACCATTTAGTAAAAAGACTAAGCAGTGGAGACGTCGACATTTGGATTGGGCAGACTCAAAGACTTTCTTCAACTACAGTCTTGTGAGGAAATCTGTGATTCATAAGAAGACTAACTATGACCTTCTGAATGGCAAGCTGCATATGACTGACCTTGAGCTTATCTTGAATCCTGAAAATATACAAGCAGGATTCATACCTGATAGAATACAACATTATCCTATCATGAACAGTAAGCTCAATGTGTTAAGAGGTGAGGAGTCCAAGAGAGTTTTTGATTATAAAGTTGTTGTTACTAATCCTAATGCAATTTCAGAAATTGAAAATGTTAAAAAGAAAGAACTTCTTCAAAGAATGCAGCAGCTTATAGCTGATACTGCACAGTCAGAAGAAGAGTTTAATCAGGAGATACAGAAGCTCAGTGATTATTATACTTATGAATGGCAAGACATGAGAGAAATAAGAGGTAATGCACTTCTTAATCATTATTGGAAGGAGTATAACATACCTCTGTTGTTTAATAATGGATTCATGGATGCCATGACTGTAGGTGAGGAAATATATCAGTGTGACATAGTAGGTGGAGAGCCAGTGATTGATAGAGTAAATCCTCTAAAGATAAGAATATTTAAATCTGGTTATTCTAATAGAATAGAAGATGCTGATATAATTATATTAGAAGACTACTGGAGTCCTGGAAAAGTCATAGATACTTTTTATGATGTGCTGTCCAAAAAAGATATGGAATATATAGAGAGCCTTCCTGACCATGTAGGGCAGGCTGCTGTTGATTCTATGGATAACATAGATGAGAGGTATGGCTATGTAAATAATCATATGATAGGAGATGAGATGAGTACTGATGGATTTTATTTTGACCCTATGAATCTCTTCTCAGATTCCATGACAAATACACTTCTTCCTTATGACTTGGCAGGCAACCTTAGAGTGTTGAGAATGTACTGGAAGTCAAGAAGAAGAATTAAGAAGGTTAAATCCTATGACCCTGAGACAGGTGAGGAGGTGTATAACTTCTATCCTGAGACCTATATTATTAATAAGGATGCAGGTGAGGAAGAACAGATATTCTATGTAAATGAGGCTTGGGAAGGCACAAAGATTGGTACTGATATTTATGTGAATATGAGGCCAAGAGTTGTACAGTACAACAGGTTATCAAATCCTTCAAGATGTCACTTTGGTATTATAGGTTCCATATATAATCTCAATGACAGCAGACCATTCTCTCTTGTTGATATGATGAAACAGTATAATTATCTTTATGATGTTATACATGATAGGCTTAATAAGATGATGGCAAGAAATTGGGGTAAGATTATTACTCTTGATTTTGCTAAAGTTCCTAAAGGATGGGATATTGAGAAGTGGATGTATTATGCTAAGGTTAATGGTATTGCAGTAGTTGATAGCTTTAAAGAAGGAAATATAGGAGCTGCGACAGGTAAACTTGCAGGTGCTCTCAACAATGCCTCCTCTGGAGTAATTGATGCTGAGTTTGGTAATTCAATACAATCACAGATTAATCTTCTTGAATTTATTAAGATGGAGATGTCTGAGGTTGCAGGTATTACAAGACAGAGAGAGGGGCAGGTAAGTAATAGGGAGACTGTAGGTGGTGTTGAGAGAGCCACTTTACAGTCATCACATATTACAGAATGGCTGTTTGTACAGCATGAAGATGTAAAAAGAAGAGTTCTTGAATGTTTTCTTGAGACAGCTAAGATAGCTCTTAGAGGAAGAAGTAAAAAGTTTCAGTATATACTTCCTGATAACTCAGTAAGAATTATGGAGATAGATGGGGATGAATTTGCTGAGGCTGATTATGGATTAGTAGTTGACAGTAGTCAAGGTATTCAAGAGTTGTCTCAAAAGCTTGACCTGCTTGCACAGGCAGCACTTCAAAATCAGACACTCTCATTCTCAACCATTATGAAGTTATATAACTCATGTTCTCTTGCTGAGAAACAGAGACTTGTTGAGAGGGATGAGAGAGCTATACAGGAGAGAAATGCTCAGGCACAACAACAGCAGATTCAAGTACAGCAACAGGAGATACAGGCTAAACAAGAGATGGAGAGAATGAAGATGGAGCAGGAGGATAGGCTCAATATGAGAGATAATGAGACCAAGCTTGTAATAGCCAATATCAATGCTCAGAAGACTCAGGAAGGTGATGATGATGGCATACAAGAGCCTATGTCAGAGAGTGAGAGAGAAAACCTTAGAGAGAAGATAAGACAGTTTGATGAGAAAATGAAACTGGATAGAGAAAGACTTGAGCTTGATAAAAAGAAAGCCTCAACTGATGCCAGACTAAAAGAGAAACAGATTAATAAACAACAGAAAACTAATACAAAATGAGACTGAACAACATACATGTATCTAGTAAGGAGCCTGTAAATCCCTCCTTATGGGTGGATACATCAGGAAAGAAACCTATATTGAAGGGATATGTCAATGGTCAGTATGTGATTCTCTCTGAGGATGTACCTAATAATGTCATCACAAAGGACATGATAGTGGACTCCCTTGAGTCAGATGCTACTGATGTTCCTTTAAGTGCTGCTCAAGGAAAAGCTCTGAAAGAACTTATTAATAGTATTGATGTATCTGAGGATATAAAAGAGGCAATCAATGCTCTTGATGTTTCAGAAGTATCAGCAAAGGTAGGAGAGGTTGTGTCCTCAGTATCACAGACAGATGGCAAGATTAGTGTAGAGACCAGAGCTATTACTGAGGATGATATACCACAGCTTCCACAGTCTAAGGTTACAGGTCTTAGTGAACATATTTCAAATACTGAGAATCCTCACAGTGTTACTAAGGAGCAGGTAGGACTGGGTAATGTAGATAATACATCTGATGCCAACAAGCCTGTGTCAACAGCACAACAGGCAGCTCTTGACCTTAAACAGGATAAACTGAAAGCAGGCACTGGCATAGAGATTACCCCTGAGAACACCATTAATGTTACTTTGGATACTACTGTATTCTTTGTAGCAGAATCAACTCCTGAGTCACCCACAGATGAGCAGAAGAAGAAAATATGTCTTGTCCCTGCAAGTACTACAGAGGAAGGTAATTACTACACTGAATATGTATGGGTTGTCAATGAGCAGCATCCTGACGGCTATTGGGAGGAGTTCGGCACTTACAGGTCAGAGGTTGACCTCACTCTCTATCTCAAAAAGACAGATGCCGAGTCTACCTATCAGAAGATAAATGACAGCGCCCTTGCCACTAATGCCAAGACAGTAGTAGGTGCTATAAACGAGGTTAAATCTTCAGTAGATGTCAACTCCTACAAGCAGTACCTGCGCAAGGTGTATGAGAAGTACGGTGCTGTGTACAACAAGGAGACTGGGTACTGGGAATATGGAGATTTAAAGGACATGACTGAAGAGGATTGTTTTTTGGCGGCTTTCTATGCCCTGGAGCAGATTCAAGGAGAGAACATAACAAGTTTTATATTAGATAGGTATAAAAATCTTAGTGCTAGAACTTATTTTACAAAGATAACCCCAAAAGGTAGTCATTATACTACAAAGCTTGTGTTAGATTCGTGCTTTGCTCAAAGTAATAAGTTGGAATATCTTAAATTATCCGATACTCCTACATCTTCATTTTTATATATTGAACATATAAAGAATGCTTTTAGGGATTGCCCTAAATTGAGAAAGATTGAGGATATCTTAACCATTTATACGAGTAATAATAATAATATAACACATGCATTTAGGGGGTGTTCTGCTCTTAAGGATGTGAAAATAAGACTTATAACTGGTGCAAATGTCAATATTTCTCTTGAAGATTCCCGCCTCCTTTCTTATGAATCTATTAAATATCTTGTAGACAATGCTGGTAATACAAAGGCTATAACAATAACTGTTCATCCCACTACTTACAGTTATCTTACAGGAACAGCACAACCAACTGAGGAGGTTGGAGGAACTACTGAGGAATGGCAGGCACTTGTCACCACAGCGCAGGGCAAGCAGATTTCATTTGCATAGCCTGCCGAGACACTTGAAGTTGAATCTTTGGAATAATATAGAGCCATGATAGTCATTACAGAAAAAGAGGTTTACTCCGATGCAGGTAAGCTGGTACACAGGATAGGAACTGAGTCCTATTTCACAAGATGCATCAAGCTGAGTGATGATGTTGACACTGACTTCGATGAGGTGGATGAGATTCCTTTCCATGAGGAAGAGGAGGCAGTCCCCTTTGAGGAGCAGGTCAAGATTGTCCTCAAGGCACAGACAAGGCAGGTCACTACATTCAGCAACAATGAGGCCTTAAAGGTAAGGGATTTGTTTGATGATTGGGCCGATTATGTTGGCAAGGAGAAAGAGCCTCTGAGAGCGGGGCAGATTGTTAAAACTGCCGATGGGATGTGGAGAGTAAGACAAGAACATAAGGCTCAAAAACATTATCCCCCCTCAATACACACTGCATCTCTCTATGAGAGGATAGTCAAAGACCATAAGGGCACTGAGAAAGACCCCATACCCTATGCTCCTCCAATGGAGATATTTAATGGAAAGTACTACACTCAGGACGGGGTCAAGTATTACTGCAACAGGGACTCCGGGCAGGCACTGACGCATAATCTGAGCGAACTGGTTGATATTTATGTAAGTATAATTGAATAATGGCAAAATTAAGAAAACTTCGTGAGACTGAGCTTATAGGAGGAAAGTCTAATGAAGACCTCTACCCAGTAACAGTAGCTATGGGAGTAATTGATAAGTTAGGTAATAATTTACAGGGTTACCTAACAGAAATACTTAAAACCTACTTGTTTGGTGGGGTAGTAGGAATACATGACTCTCCATTAGATAATGAGCTGACTAATGTGTTTTACTTAGGTCTAGAGCCTGGAACATATGAGTATTTTAATGATTTTATAAATAGCACTAATGAAATATGTATATTTATGCAAAGTAAAGGAAATTGGACAGTTTATCACATTAACTTTGGCTCAGGAGGAGGTTCTTCTCTCCCTGTAGCCACAGATGATGTACTTGGTGGTATTAAAACTGGATATAGTGAGCACCATGACTGCTATGCTGTCAGAGTAGACTCTAATGGTAGAGCTTATGTCTGTGTGCCTACAGGAGGTGGGGGAGGAACAGACCCTGACCCTGGAGATATATCTGTAACAGGAGTAACTTTGAATAAGACACAGATGACTATGACTAAGGGTAATAGAGGTACTCTTATGGCTACTGTGTCTCCTTCTAATGCAACTAATAAGAATGTTAGATGGTCTTCTTCTAATTCTAGTATAGTTACTATCACTAGTACTGGAGGCAGCACTGCTTCAATTACTGCTGTATCTAAGGGCACAGCAACAATAACAGTTACTACAGAGGATGGTAATAAGAAAGCTACTTGTGTTATTACTGTAGAAGAAGAACAGTCTGGTGATATTCCAGTAACCGGAATTACCCTTGATAAGACTAAGTTGGAAATGGAGGAGGAATCTATGAACTGGCTTGAGGCCACTATTATTCCTTCAAATGCTACTAACAAAGAGATTATATGGACATCTTCAAATCCTAGTGTAGCTACAGTAGGTTCTGATAATACTAGAGTTATGGTAACTGCTGTATCTAAGGGAACTACTACTATAACAGCTTCTACTGTAGATGGTGGATATGAGGCTTCCTGTGTTGTTACTGTAGTAGAGAAATCAAGTGGAAATGTTCCTGTAACTGGAGTAACACTTAGCCCTAGCTCTACAAGTATTGAAGTAGGTGGCTATAAGATGTTGACTGCTATAGTACAGCCAAGTAATGCTACTGATAAGACTGTTACTTGGTCATCTGATAAACCTGAAATAGCATCAGTAACCAATACAGGAAGAGTTACAGGAAAATCTGAAGGTACAGCTACTATAACAGTAACTACTAATGATGGTAGTAAGACTGATACATGTACTGTAACAGTAACTGCTCCTATTAGAAGTTATTTTGGGGTAGTATCAGATGATTTTGTAGTAAATGAGCAGAATATTAAGGAGAATACTGAAGAGTTGAATCTTAATTCAAAGAACTATACTGCTACTGTAGAAATGGATTACCAGAAGACTCTGTATGCATATCCTAAGAAGTATGGTGCTCTTGATTCCATTAAGGATGCTAATGGATTTGAGTATCTTCTGTCTTATACTAGAACTGAACTCTCTATTAATGGAGAACAATATTATGTGTATCTTCTGACAGATGCAGCTACAATACCAATGTTTAAACAAATATATTCATAGATATGAGCTTATTTATTGCAGACAATTTTAGTTATCTTGGTAAGAAACCAAACTTTGAAAGGGATAGTTATAGTACATTGGCAGACCTAAAGGCTACACGTGATAATGATGTAGATGATGGACATCTTGGCTATTGTGCAGAGGATAAAAGAACTTACAAGTTTGATTCATCTAATACCGTAGACTCCATTACTGGAAAATGGAGAGTATTTACTGGAAATATTGTACATGAAGTACCCACACTTAGTAGTGACTATCAGATACAGTCCAATCCATCTACTACTTCTGAGGAGATTTATTATATTAAAATAGGAAGTACTGCCCATAATATTACAGGTGCTCCTGAAATACAATGGAATAATGGAGAGGCTCCTGTAGTTGAGGCTAATTGTACAGTGTTTATTAGTGTAATGAATAATCTAGCTGTATGGGGGATTTTTAAATGAGTGTAATAAGAAATCTATTACTCCTTCATATAGGTATTCCTCCTGTAGGAAATTTCAAGTTGGTTCCCAGTGTTCTCAGTTTTGCTGATACTGGCGGAGAAAAGACCCTTAATGTAGAAGCTGGAGAGGATGACTCTTGGACTTTGACAGTTGAGGATGGATTACCTATAGAGGGTTTTGAAGTTACTCCTACTGAACTTATATTCCTTGCTGGAGGGGAATCTAAGACAGTGACAGTAGCATCTGAAGAAAGTTGGACAATTTAAAAAAAAAATATGGCAAAACCTACATGGATTAGTTTAAGTAAAAGTTCAGGTACAGGAAATGATACTGTACAAGTAACAGCACAGTCTTTTACAGGAAGAGTAAAAAGAACTGGTACAATTACAGGAAAAGCTGTTAGAGGAGGCTCAGATTCCACTACTGTTGAGCAGACTGGAAAAGCTGAACATATCACTATAACAAGTGAAAGAATGCTGAATGTACCTGCAACAGGACAGCAAGTAACTCTACAAGGTACATCTAATAGTGCAGCTCTAAAAGTAATTTTGAGTGATATTACAGCTACTGTAGACTCACTAAAGATTAATGGAGAAGAGCAGGAAGGTTGGGATGGCAATAAGACTATTAATATAACAGGAGACCCTGGTGCAAGTGCTGAGTATGAATTTGAGATTATTGTCAGTATACCTGAAAATAAAACAGAGAATGCTCTTACGGGCAAGACCATTAAGATAGACAACAGTAATGCGGAAGATTCTGTAGAAGCGGAGATTTCCTGGTCTCAGGCTGCGGGAGTTAAGACCTATTCGGAAATTATACCTATTATGGGGTTGAAATATGCAGATATTCCCGCAAAGGGAGGCACAGCCATACCTCATGCTCCTACATATAGACAGACTTGGGGATGGAACGGAAAGACTACTGGGGGAGGAACTGTTACAGACGGGGCTACTATATCATACGGCTTTACTTCCCAGCCTATGGGAGTATCCATAGACAGAGAAACAGGACAGTTTGAGGTTGATTCTCTGGGAACTACTGTAAAGGAAAGGACCAAGATTGCAACTGTTCAGGCTACTATTTCTCTGAACGGCAAGACCGCAAATTCATCCTGGGATGTTTATCAGTCTGCCAATGAGGCATCTTATGGTGAAGTGACCATCCAGCTTGGTATAGGTACTGAAATTCCTGCATCGGGAGGCTCAGTATCTCAGATAAATGGTACTACAGGTACACAAACTGTCACATTTACCTCAGGTTCTGAAAGAGCTGGAGAAGTTAGTATATCTTATGGAGATGCAGTAACTGGGGCTAATCTTGCAACTACAGTCAAATCAAGAACTCAGGTAGGAACTCTTGATATTACTGCTACAGGAGAAGGTGGTAAGACAGCTGAGGAACATGTTCCTATTTATCAGCAGGCCAATGCTGCTACATATGGAGAAGTAACATATGGTGTATCTGAGAGTATCTCAGTTCCTGTAGAAGGAAAGGAGTATGACTTTAATGAAATTGCTCAACCTGCTCAGACTGTAAGTTATACTTCAGGTGCTCAAAGAACTGAGTCTTCTGGAACCAGTCCAGTACAATTTACTATAAGTATAGAGGAAGTATCTCCTCTGGAAGGCTTTACTACTGATGGGGACTTTAATACAGTAACTGTGTCTGAGAATACATCTTCTGACCAGAGAGGCCCTTACTCAATTACTTTGAGTATTACAGGAGAGGGAGGTAAGTCAACTAGTGGTACTATTGAATTTACTCAACAGGCAGATGACAGTATCCTGATTATAACTCCTGATAGTCTGACCCTCTTAGCAGGAGGTGAGTCTAAGACTCTGACTATTACATCAAATGATAGTTGGATTTTATCTTAATATAAAAATATAGGGAGGGGAAAACTCTCCTCCCTTTTTAAATTTTTTATTTAATATGGCAATACCAGATTGGATAACAGTAAGTCCTCAGACTGGGGATGGAAATAATAATACTGTAACTATAACAGCTAAAGAAAATATAGGTAATAATAGAGAAGGAGTTATTACCTTTAAAAGTGGTAGTAAAACTGTGAATGTCACTGTACAGCAGTATAGGGCATATAGATTTATACTGAACTTGGCTCCTACAGATGCGAAGGCTTCCTATCCTACAGAAGAGGATGCTACTGCTTTTAATATGACTGTATATAAAAACAATGTAGAAACAGGAGGTCTTGATACTTCTTCTCTTAATGAATTAGTTAACAGACTAAGAATGTATAATGACCCTCATGATGGTGTATCAAATATAGTAGTAAACTGGTCTCCATTTGGAGGTGAAAACTACTGTAATTATACATGTGAGATAGCAAGTGATGCTAAACCTTATTTGGATAAGTGGGTTCTTAATCCACTCAAGCAGAATGTTCTGGCAAAGCTGACTCTTAATACAGTAGATGCAGCTATAGGAAAACAGTATGATTTGGCACATGCTGCATTTCATCAGGGTTCTCCTGTAATTGAAATAATAGTAGAAAGACTTAGTGCCTCAGAAAACAGAATACAGATTTATACACTGCATCAGTACCAGAAGGACCTTTATGATAAGAACTGGTACTTTACAGCTGAGGCAGAAGGTAGTTATGGTACTCCAAGAACATGTTCGGCTTGTTGGGGTGGAACTAGTCCAGGCTGTCTAGCTCCTCAGGGCTTTGATACTACTTTGGTAACAATGGCTGGAAGAATTATCTCTGTGGCAGAGACTGATGCTCTTAGTCCTAATGGTGTATCTAGGATATTTATGCCAAATGTTTCTCTAGAAACATATCCAGCAGGTCCTAAGATTCTTAAATGGTATAAATCAGATGAGAATACTATAACAGGTCTTTGGGTACAAGGCTCAGAAGCTAATATATATTCTCCTGTAGAAGATGCAATTGACCATTATAGTCTTGCTTTTGCAAGATGGACTGATTTTGCTACCCCTGTAGTAGAGGGGCCTGGGTCACATCTATCTGTAGATGATTTTTATAATCCTGAATAATTATATTGTAAGACATAAGAGATATTTATAAGAATATCTCTTATGTCTTTTAAATTATTTGATTATAGCATTGTATAATTGATAATAAACAGTTAACTTTGCCTTTATTATAAGGATTGTTTTTATGGCTGCTTTTGGGAAGTATCTTATTATAGTTGGAGCTATGGCTCTTATAGGGCTGTCTGTGACAGTAGGCATTCTTCAGCACAGGAATACTGAGCTGAAAGAGAGTCTTTCCATATCAACAGCCAATGAGAAGGCATTAATGTATGAAAGTGACTCTCTTAATAGGAGCAATAGGGGATTACAGCTTACTGTTGAGCAACTTGAATATTTCAGTGATTCAATAACTGAAAAGCTAAGAGATGTACAGAAGGAGCTTAAGATTAAGGATAAAAATCTTAAGCAGATGCAATATTTACTATCTGAGGCTCAAAAGAAAGACACTATAGTATTCAGGGATACACTATTCAGAGACAGACTTATCAGTGTTGACACTCTTCTTGGTGACAGATGGTATCAATTAAAACTTGGACTTAGATATCCAAGCACAATTATAACTGAACCTAAGTTCATCAGCGAGAAGTATGTGATAGTAGATTTAAGAAAGGAGACTATTAATCCTCCTAAGAAATGCTTTCTTGCAAGATGGTTTCAGAAGAAGCATAAAGTAGTAGAAGTAAATGTTATAGAAAAGAACCCTTATATTAAGAATAAACAACAAAGATTCATTGAAATTATAAAATAATAGAATTATGATTGATGTAGGTGTTCTTATAACAGGAGCTGTTGGTCTTGTTACTACAGTAGTAAGTGGTTGGACTTCTTGGTTTTTTGCAAGAAAGAAGTATAATACTGAAGTTGATTCCAATGAGATTGAGAATCTGAAGAAGTCCCTTGAGTTCTATGAGAATATTGTAAAGGATAACAACAAGAAACTTCAATTCTATATTGACTTGGCTGAAAATAATAGGATAGAAGTTTATAGATTAAAGGGTGTTATTCATAGATTATTAAATAATTCCTGTCTTGATAGTGGTTGTATCAAGAGGAAATTCTACACAGAAGAGCAGATTAGAGAAATATTGGGGGAGGTTGTCCCTTATGTAGGGGAAAATAAAGAGGATAAGGATATTAAGGATAATAAAGATGAAACTAAAGCTTGAGAGAAAGTATTTTAAGGACACCTATACAATAGGTAATCTTTATATTGATGGCTCATTCTTTTCTAATACTCTTGAAGACAAGAATAGGGATGTGAATAAGAATGGAAAGTTTGACAATGGTGAAGTAAAGGTTTATGGAGAGACCTGCATACCTTTTGGTACATATAAGGTAGTGGTGAATATGTCCCCTAAATTTGGAAGAGAATTACCAAGATTGCTTGATGTACCTTCATTTACTGGCATCTTGATTCACAGGGGTAATACTGCTGAAGATTCCTCAGGCTGCATACTTGTGGGAGAGAATAAAGCAGTAGGAAAAGTGCTTAATTCAACTCCTTATGAAGAGAGGCTAGTTAAAATGATGAAGGAAGCTATTGCAAGAGGAGAAGAAATAACTATAGAAATTGTATAACCATTAAAGTACTGTACTTATGGCAAAGAAGTGTGGTTGCAAAGGTAAAGGTAAAGCAACAAAAGGCAAAAAGAGTAAATAACAATTAAAGTTTGATTATTATGGCAAAAAAGACTGGTAGAGCAAAGCCTTTGACTCCTAAGGCAGGGGTCACAAAGAATAAAAGAAGGTATAGTTGTGGTGGAAAACTTAAGAAGTAAGACACTATATAAGACAGCATTGGGTCTGTTAAAGGTCATTCCAATGATACTTGCATTGGTTGCTCTTCTCAACTCAATTCTGTCTTATTTTTGTATAGACCTTCCTATACTGAGTTATATAGGAGGAGTATCAATATTTACTCTAATATTTCTCTATCTCTCCTTTTATGTATTTAGATTCTGTCCTTGTCACAGAATGTTCCTGCATTATGTGACAGCTATATGGTTGATAAATATTATAGACTGCTATATAGGGATACCAATCAGTGACTTAGAATACTTATGCCTGCAAATGATAGTAGCAGGTATTTCATTGTTTATAATACTTTATTTGTATGTTAAGAATCATAAGAAACCTGCTGATGAAGATAGTGGATGATATAGATGCAGGTAATTCAAATATAACAGAAGAGGAGGCTGTCAAGTTAATTGACACACTAAAGGAATTGTCTGACAAGGAGAAGAGACTAAGTAAATATGCTGCCTGTAAATATCTGAATGTAAGTAGAGCAACCTTTGATAATTATGTGAGAGAAGGTAAATTACCTAAAGGTAAGCATGAAATTGGTTTTAAAGAATTAAGCTGGCATAAGAAGGACTTAGATGAATTTGTCAGGAAGAGTAGAGATAATCACAGCTTGCGAAGCAAGCTCAAATCACAGCTTGCTTAATAATATCCATAATAGAGTTTGCTGAAATGGCTAAAAGGAGAAAAAGTCATGGTAACACAAAAGAAGATAAATATACCCATCTTTGATTATAAATTAACTATAATCATATTTGATAAGTGGGAAGAAGTAGAGCACCTGTTTGATGGTGGTCCAGAGCCAAGAGCTATAACAAAATCTCAGTATGGGTCATCATTAGTAGCTGTGAACTCCAAGAGAGGAAGTAGTATTGTCCATGAGGCTGAACATATAAAGAATAATATATGGGACTTCATTGGATATAGTCCTCAAAGTGATAATGATGAAGTAGATGCCTACTTAATTACTTACATATATAACAAGATTGTAGATGTATTCTATAAGCATGATAAGGTAGCTAAATGACAGCTACCTTTTTTTTTATCACTATTAGCAACATAATCCTAACTTTTTATTTTATAATCTCCAGAAATAAAGGTATGGGTAAGAATATGAGTGAGCAGGAGTTCATGGATAGGTTCAAGGAGTTTATGTCCAAGGGTGATAGAAGTCATTATATGAGACATCATGGTGATGAGGATTATCCAATACCTGATAGAATGTATGAGGACTTCTACATGAGAAGACATAATTACCCTGATGACTTTGATGATATGTTCCACTCAGGTAATAGGGGTCAGCATAGATTCTTTGATAGATTCAATAGAATGTCAGAAGGTATGAGTGAAGGGGATATGTATGAGATGATGAGAGCTATGAAGGGTAAAAGTACTGCTGGTAATGAGCACTTCAATGACTCTTATGCAAAATACTTGGTATCCAATATGTATCACTTTGAGAATGGCAGAAAGTATGTTGGAGAAAAGTTTGACATGACTAAAGCCAAAGAAGTATGTGAGAGATATAGGGGTATCATACCACAGACTATAACTCATGCTGATGTATATGTAGCTATTAATGCACAGTATCATGATTACTGTGAATTATTTAAGTCATGGTTTGGTGATGGAGTAGAGCAGAAGATAATTGAGTCTGCTGTTATATTCTGGTTCAAGGATGATGACTATAAGGGTGGCTTCAAGCTATGGAATTACTTCAAAGAAGACTAATTAAATTAGGGCAGGATTAATATCTTGCCCTTTCTTTTTGCATATAGAATAAGTATTTTCCTTATATTATTATAAGAATACTCTTTATATACTTGCATAAGTCCGAAATCACATATATCTTTGCACTGATGTTTAATATCAAGAAGTAGAAGATATGGAAGTAGAAGAGCTTAGTTTAGATAACATCTTAGGAGCAGATGAGATAGAAAATCTGTTTGTAGATGATGGGGAAACACAGGAAACTCCACCTGCTAATGAGGAGACTCCTAATGAGGAGGATAAAGAAAAGAATAAAGAAGAAACTACTGAGGTTGTTGATGTAGATACTTTATTTACAGAGGAACTAGAGAGCGTAGGTAGTGGAAAAGAGGATAATAAGGAAAAGGAAGGTACTGAATCTGACAAGGAAAAAGGTACTTCTCCCAAAAACAACTTCTACTCTTCCATTGCCAAAGCCTTGAAAGAAGAAGGTATCTTCCCAGACCTTGATGATGAGACTGCTGATAATATTAAAGCACCTGAGGACTTTGCTGAGGCTGTTGAGAAACAGATTCAAGCAAGATTTGATGAGAGACAGAAGAGAATAGATGCAGCATTGAATGCTGGCATTGAACCTTCTGAGATAAAAAGATATGAGAATACACTCAGCTATCTTAACTCTCTTCAAGACAGTGCAATCTCTGATGAGACTGACAAGGGTGAGAAATTGAGACAGCAACTCATTTTCCAAGATTTCATTAACAGAGGTTATAGTAAGGAAAGAGCACAAAGAGAAGTGCAGAAATCCTTTAACTCTGGTACTGATATAGAAGATGCTAAAGAGGCTTTAGCAAGTAATAAGGAGTTCTTCCAAAATGAGTATGATAATCTTGTTAAGGAAGCTCAAGAAGAGGAGAAAAGAGAAACTCAGGAAAGAAAAGAGCAGGCTGAAAAATTAAGGAAATCTATCCTTGAGGATACTAAAGTATTTGGGGATATCCAAATAGATAAAGCCACAAGACAGAAAGTATTTGATAATATCAGCAAGCCTGTTTACAAAGACCCTGAAACAGGGGAACTGTTCACAGCCATACAGAGATATGAAATGGAGAACAGAACTGAGTTTCTTAAGAATGTAGGCTTGCTTTTCACACTGACTGATGGCTTTAAGAACCTTGATGGTCTGGTGAAAGGTAAGGTGAGAAAAGAAGTAAAGAAAGGTCTTAGGGAATTAGAACATACTCTCAACAATACATCAAGAACATTAGATGGAAATTTGAAGTTTGTAAGTGGAGTTGAGGATGACCCAGAATCTTTCATTGGAAAAGGTTGGGATTTAGATGTATAAATCAGGTATTTACTTATGGAAGAACAAAATCACAGGTAAGGTATATATCGGACAAACAAGAAACCTATCACTTAGAAAATCCCAATTTTTAGATAAGAATAGGTATTACTATGGAGGAAGATACATAAATAATGTAAGAAACAAATATAAGGATACTCCAGAAGTTTGGGAGTACAAAGTTCTTGCCTACTGTGATTATGACTCACTAAACTTACTTGAAAGAATTTTTATTACTCATTTTAGGGATAATGGGTATTCATTATATAATTTAACAACTGGAGGTGATATAGAATATCACTTAACTCCTGAAGTTGTAACAGAAATGAAAAAGAAATGTAGAATAAATTCTGATAGTAATAAAAGAGTAATACAAAAAGATTTGGAAGGAAATATTATAGCTGAGTATCACAGTACAAGAGAAGCTGAAGAGAAGACAGGAATAAATCATGTTAGTATCTCTATGGCTTGTAGAGGCAGGAATTGTACTTTGGGACACAGAAGTCATAAATTTCTATGGTATTATAAAGATAACTAAAATTAAAATTTAAGAAAATGGCTGGAAAGTTAGGTAAATTTCAAATGGTGGGTTTCCAACACTGGAAGGGACTTACCAAGGAAAATCACTTGGGTTCTATCTTTCAGTTAGCTCCACAGAAGGCTACAAACCTGATGGTTCAATTGCTTGCCTACTATAGAGGAAAGACCCTTGATACATTCCTGAATCAATTCCCCTCAAGGGAATTTGAGGATGACAGTGAGTATTACTGGGATGTAATTGGTTCTTCAAGAAGAAACATTCCTCTTGTTGAGGCAAGAGATGAGAATGGAACTGTAGTTACTGCTGGTAGTGGTAATGTGGGTGTAGGCACTACACCTTTCTATTTGGTGTTCCCAGAGGATTGGTTTGCTGATGGTGAAGTAATTGTAGGTCACTTGAATCAAGTATATCCTTTCAGAATCCTTGGTGATGCAAGGATGGAAGGAACTAATGCTGTCTACAAGGTGGAACTGATGGGAGGTAACACTACAGGATGTCCTGCTGAGAGGCTGCTTGCAGGTGAGAAATTCTCTATAGATTTTGCTCCTGTAGAGAAGGAACTGTCAAGAAAGGTTGGTGATGTAAGATTCACAAGCCCTGTTTCTATGAGAAATGAGTGGTCTACAATCAGAATCCAACACAAAGTCCCGGGTAATATGCTTAATAAGAAGTTGGCTGTAGGTGTGCCTATTACTAAGGCAACTGAGGGAGGCAAGCTTGTTAAGTCTGTGGCTACAATGTGGATGCACAATGTAGATTGGGAAGTAGAGTGTCAGTTCTCTGAGTATAAGAATAATGCACTTGCATTTGGTACTTCTAACAGAAATGCTAATGGTGAGTACATGAACTTTGGTAAATCAGGTAATGTAATCAAGACTGGTGCTGGTCTGTTTGAGCAAATGGAAGTTGCCAACACCATGTATTACAATACATTCTCACTGAAGTTACTTGAGGATGCACTATATGAACTATCTGCTTCTAAGTTGGACTTTAATGATAGATACTTCTTAATTAAGACAGGTGAAAGAGGTGCTATCCAATTCCACAAGGAAGTGCTGAAGACAATCTCTGGTTGGACTCAGTTTGTTCTTGATAATAACTCTATTGGAGTTATCCAGAAGACTAACTCTCAACTACACAAGAACTCACTAAGTGCTGGTTTCCAATTTGTAGAGTATCAGGCACCTAATGGGGTGAGAGTTAAGATTGATGTAGACCCGTTCTATGATGACCCAGTAAGAAATAAAATCCTTCATCCTCTTGGAGGTGTGGCTATGTCTTACAGATATGATATTATGTACATTGGTACTATGGACCAGCCTAATATCTTCAAGTGTAGGATTAAGGGAGATAATGAATACAGAGGTTATCAGTGGGGTCTGAGAAATCCTTTCACTGGACAAAAGGGTAATCCTTATATGTCATTTGATGAGGACTCAGCAGTTATTCACAGAATGGCTACACTTGGTATCTGTGTGCTTGACCCTACAAGAACTATGTCACTAATCCCTGCTGTACTACAGGGCTAATGATACAAAGGGAGTAGGAATTGCTCCTGCTCCCTTATTTTTTTTTTAATAAAAGGAGAAGATATGACAAAAGAAAAAATGGAAGAGAAAGTAGATTACACAGCTTCTGACTTTGATATTGATGAGACTCCAATGCAGGAGATGCCTCTACAAGAAGTACCAAAAGAAGAAGTAAAAACAAGTCCCTCAAAGCCAGTTAGGAAGGCTATGTCAGTAGAAGATGACACCCTTGTAAGCTGCTTGAGAAATGAAAGAGTGATTGTAAGGCATATTCCGAAGGAAGGTGGTATGATTACTAATCCTAAACATGTTCTATTTGGAGGCATGGCTGAGAATGCTACAAGAACTTTTGTGGTTCCAAGGCTATCCTCAGGTATGTTTGTTAATGTCCTTACAGATAAAGAGAAGGCTTTCCTTGAGGAAGTAATGGGCTTGGAATATAATGCCCTCAGCATTTATAAGAAAGTTGATAATTTCTGGGATGACAGTAATGAGAATGGTATCTCAAGAGTAAGATTGACTAAGCAGGACAATTATCTTAATCTTGCTGACCCAGAAGATTATATCAGATATAAAATACTGTTGGCAAATAAGGATTTTATTGCTCCTTCACTGCAAACATTGCAAGACAATCCTAAGGCTACCTACCAATTTGTCATCATCTCAGAAGGTGAAGAGACTAAGACAGCTAAGGATAATATGAGCACCACAATGAGATGCTATAAGGAGTTTGGTAAGATTGAGAATGATATTGATACTCTAAGAGTAATAATTGAGTCTATTGATGGTAGACCTACTTCTCCTTCAGCTAAACTTGAGTTCTTGCAGACAAAGATTAATAACCTTATTCAGGCTGACAGTAAGATATTCCTAAGAGTAATTACAGACCCTCTGCTGAATACTAAGGTGCTTATCAAGAAATGTATTGAGGCTGGACTTATCTCAAATAGGGGTAATTATCTGTACCTCAAGAGTGACAATACTCCTTTATGTGAGGTGAATGAGGAGCCTACTATGAATATAGCAGCAAAGTACCTTAATTCTCCTAAACATCAGGACCTGCTCTTTACTCTTCAAGCAAAACTAAAACAGTAATATGATAACACCGGAGTTTTCACTGGAGTTTGACTTGCTCTACAATAATATAATGAGTAATGCTGCTCCAGGCCTTAATGAGTATGAGAAGAGTTTGTTCCTCACACAGGCACAGGAGTCAATAGTGCGTGATATTTACAATGGTAAATACAATGGTATTTCTTTTGAGGGTACTGAGGAAGCCTCAGCTTATCTCAATCCTCTTGTAAAACAGGTGACTATGGACTGCTATGTTGAGGGAGATGGTGTATCTGGAAATTCCGTGTTTTTCCCAATACCTCCTGACATGTGGTTCATAACCTATGAGACAGCACTGATAAAGGATGAATGTCTTAAGTGCTGCCACCAGAGGAATGTGGTAGTGAGACCTGTTACACAGGACACTTACTATTCCATAAGCAGGAATCCCTTTAGGAGGGACAATGACAGAAGGGTGCTGAGACTTCTGTCAGACAACAAGATTGAGTTGATAAGCAGGTATCCTATAAAGTCCTATACTGTAAGGTACCTGTCCAAGCCCCAACCAATCATACTCACTGACCTTACTGACTCAGGACTGTCAATTGAAGGTAGGACTTATGTCACTGAATGTCAATTACATCCTGCAATACATAGGGCAATTCTCAGCAGGGCTGTGCAGCTTGCCAAAGCTGCATGGGCTTCATAGAAGTAGAATAATGTATAATTTAATATTAAATTAGAAATGGCAACATTTAGTACAAATCAAGTAAGACAGCTTTATGTAGCAGAAGCATTAAAAACTCCTAATGTGATTGCAACTGATGCAGCAGGCTCTATTGCAGTAAAGGCTGATACAGCTAAGACTCATCTGTACTTTGAGTATATGGGTGCTGGCGGCATGACAAGAAGTGATTTGATTGACATCAAGAACATCTTGTATGCAAAGGCAACTGATGCTGATGACTTGGCACATGACTTAGCTAAGTACAAGCTAACCCTTGATGCAAGTGTCAATGGTGGGACTCCTGTAGCAGGTCAAGATTATATCTTGAGAATTGCTTTCAGAAACTATATTGGCTTGTCAGAGGAAGACCAATACTTTAAATATGGTATGGTCCATGCAGTTACAGGTATGACTGCTTCAGATTTCTACAAGACCCTTGCTCTGTCTTTAGTAAAGAACTTCAGTAAGGAAGAGGAAGGTCTATTGAAGTTCTACCTTGAAATAGGAGGTTCTGATGCAGGTACTGTAGCAGGTACACCCACAGAAGTAACCAAAGATACCAAGGAAAGCTCATTGACTGGTACTTATACTGGTCTTGTAATTGAGGAAGCTCCTCAGGAGTGGATTCTTGGTGTAATGGAGCAGGTTCCTGTTAACTTCACACTACAACCTGATACTATAATATCCAGTGGTGATGAGAGAATCTGGGGCACTGTTAAGCAGGTAACTTCTACTAACAGTATTCCTGATGGGCATAAGATTGCAGACCTTGAGTATTTTTGCATGGGTGAGAGGGGTGACATATACAGAATGGTAGGATTCCCTCATGTAATCAGAACCAAGTATCTTGTTAATCCTGATAACAAGTACAATGTTATTGATATTCATTATGCCTATGTAGGTGCCAATGAGTCAGTGCAGAAGTCTGAAAAGGACATCACTATTGTGGTTCCTAAGATAGGAGCCAATAATCAGACAGCCAACAAGCTGACTAATGATATTATTGCAGCTATCAACACTGCCACAGGACTTACAATACCTACTCTGGATGTGTCTGCTTAAGACATACTGATAAGAAGGGAGGGGTCTGGCCCTCCCTTTATTTTAATATTTAATAGTATAATTATGACAGATTATGGTTCAGTTTAATGAATTGAGAATTATTCCTAATGGTACCAGACTTATCATAGATGTATCAGTGAGAGACTTGGAATATTATACTAATGTCTACCTTGATAGTATTATAGTAGATACTCAGGACACCTATCTTGATTCAGGTCCAAGTAGTACTCCTGTCTATTCAAAGAAAATAGAAGGAGATGTAAAGAGCTTTAGGGTTGAAATTGGTAAAGGAGACCTTCTTCCTGCACTAGATAACAATATGTTCATAGTATATGTGAAGACAAAGGGCATTCCTTCTGCTGATACTCCCTGTGGTATGGACAATGAGTACACTATAGGAGTCACATTGTGGCTCTGTCCTATGTATGACTATATGATGGGATATGTACGAGAGGTTGAGAGGAAGTGTGTTGTTCCAAGGAATTTCATTAATGCCTTCCTAAGATATAAGGCCTTCATGGTTGCCATAAACACAAACAACTACATACAGGCCATTGACTATTACAATAGGTATATAAGGCATATGAAGGAGAGTGAAGTAAAAATTGATAACTGCTCCTGCTATGACTAAGGTGATTAATGATATACTGGACAGATACTTCAGACTTTTGTCCAGTACAGGATATCTCAATTACAGCTCTGTATACGACATACTGTTTCTCATAGCTGTTGAGGAATTTACCTCACATGATTATGATGGGTATCTTGATGACTCTGACTACAGGTCAATACAGAATGCCATATACAAGATATTCGGTACTCATTGTATTATACCATTTCCTAAACATTGCTGCTGTATGGATTCATTGCATTTATCTGATGTCTCATATATGAGAAGAGATATAGAGGACCTTAAGGATAGAGTAACTGATGTTGAAAATACTAAAGTTGTAAAGACTAAGTTAAATGACACAGTTATAGAAGTAGATGATATTGAACTTAAACTTCCTTAATCGTGGATGTTAAGTAAATTTATTATAACCTTGTAAATATAGATAATAATTCCTATATTTGCAAGGTTATTTATTTATATATCAGCATATGAGTACTTATAGAGAATTAGTATATATGTGTCTTGATGAGATAAAAGGCATGAGTGATGACTACTCTTTTACAGAAGAGCATATTATGTTTCAGCTTGATAAGTTCAGAGGACTTATATTAAAACAGAGATATTCTGATGTAAGAAAAATTATTCCTGATAGTAATTATCAAACTATATGTCTTGACCTTATTGAAGTGCCGGCAATAGCTGGAGTACCCTGTAGTGGAGGTTCTTATTTAAGAAGTAAGGATAAAATACCTTTTACTTTGGGGATAGGTAACACCAGAGTATATCCTCAAGATTATTACCAGGGTGAGATAACATTTGTTAGTAGGGATAGAATGAGATATATAGGTTATAATAAGTATCTTCAGAATATTATTTATTGTTCTCTTGGACCTGATAATTATTTATATTTTAAATCTACTAATCCTCAATTTCTTTATCTTAATAAAGTAAAGATGACTGCTATATTTCAGAATCCTAAGGATGTAGCTAAGTTGTCTTGTATTGAAGGATGCAATGAAATATGTGATGTACTTGATACAGAGTTTCCTCTTGAGGAAGCATTTGTTTCTGTTGTTGTGCAGTCTGTAATAAGAGAGCTTACAGGAGCCTCATATAAACCTTCTGATAAGGAGAATAATGCATCTGATGATTTGGAGAATAAGATGATTGAGAGGAACTAGTATGGAAAAATATGAGAGTTTTGAAGAGTTTAGAAGCAGATTACTCAATAAACCTAATCCACAATTTAAGGTTAGAAATTCTTGGGGAGTATATGATGGATATAAATACTATAGAAAAAATAAACCTAAGGAATCAAAGTATGTGCTTACTGAGTCACAGTATTTTGCTATAATAAGAAGAGTCAATCAGATACTTGGTGATGCTCTTGCACTTGGGGAGGATATTACTTTTCCTCACCATATGGGTAGACTTGAGATAAGAAAATATATACCTAAGATAAAGTTAAAAGAGAATGGGGTCAAGACAAGTTTTCCCGTTGACTGGAACAAGACACTCAGGTTATGGTATGAGGACAAGGAGGCCTATAAGAATAAGACACTTGTTAAAGTCCAGAAAAAGGAGATATTTAGAATATATTACAATAGAGGGGTAGCAGATTATACTAATAAGACTTTTTATGAATTTATTCCACATGTACCTTTTTTGGAAAAGTTTTATAAGAATGTTGATGAGGATTTAATTGATGCTTTCCTTCTTAAAAGAAGATTAAAATATGAGTGAACAATATGTAAGCATTCGTCTTATCATGGATAAGACATTAAGACATCCTATGCTGCAGGATATACCTCTGGAGACAGCTGTAGATTATACAATTGATTTCATGAGATTAATGGGAGTCCCCTCAATGTTTTTTGAAAAGACTGAGGTACTCCATGTTGATGATTATAGAGCCTGTCTTCCATGTGATTACTATACTATGATTCAAGTCAGAAAAAAAGATGGTCCTGCATTCAGATATTCTACAGACTCTTTCCATATGAGTGACTGCAAGAAACCTTGTAATAAAGATTATATTGAGTTTACTTATAAGATACAAGGGAATGTTATTTTTACTTCAGTAGAGGAGTGTGATATAGAAATTGCCTATCATGCTATAGCTGTTGATAAGGATGGATTTCCTCTTCTTCCTGATAATAGCAGCTTTACAAGAGCTTTGGAAGCTTATATAAAGAAAAAATGGTTTACTATATTATTTGACCAGGGAAAGATATCAACAGTAGTATTTAATCAAGCCTTACAGGACTATGCATGGGCAGCAGGTGATTGCCAATCTGAATTTAACAGACTGTCACTTGACAAGGCTGAGTCATTCTTCAACTCATGGAGAACTCTGATTATAAGAGACAATGAGCACAGTAGGGGATTTAGGGACAATGGTAGAAAGGAATATTTAAAAGTACAGCCGTAATATGGAAAGAAAAGTAGCAAGGTTTATCAATAAAGGAATGTCTAAGGACCTTGCCATAAGCAAGATAAACAATGAGTTTGCCTTTGACAATCAAAATATAAGAATTACTCCTGATAAAGAAAGTACTCTGCTTTCAGTTTCTAATGAAAAGGGAACTTATAAAGTGCCTAATATTACTATTAATGGCACTGTAATAGGATATTGTCTATGTAATGACAAGATTCTTCTATTCAGCACATTTAGAAAATTAGAAGGAGATGCTCCTGAGTTTCCTGATGATGGGAAGGAATATAGTGCAGATTACCTGACACTTGTTTATAATAAAGCAGAAAAGAGTGGCTATAGATTAGTTGGGGAAGTATTATATGAAGGGGATTTAGGTCTTAGTATGGATAGGCCTGTGGAGACTTTATTCAACTATGAGACTGAAACTGTACAGAAGGTATATTGGATAGATGGAGTTCATCAAGTAAGATATGTTAATATTGTTGCTGATAGTGCAGAAAAAATAAAATGGGGACTTAAAGAAGACCCTTTCTCTCTATTACAGGAATTAAAGTTAAATGAGACTATTGCAGTAAGAAGAGCTAATATAGAAGGACAATTTCCTTCAGGTACAATTCAATATTTTATTACTTACTCAAATTACTTTGGAAGAGAGACTCCTGTAATATGGCAATCAGATGTTATAAACCTTACTACTGATGATAGGGGATTATCTCCTGAAGAATATCAATCAACATCTTTTATTATCACAGTTGCTAATTTTGATGAGTTCTTTGATAGAATTAATCTCTATTCAATTATAAGAACTACATTAGATGGTACTCCTCAAGGAAGAGTTATAAGAAGAGACCTTAAAACTGAGTTTTCATTAATGCCTATAATGACTATACTTGATACAGGTATGGTATATGAGTCTATTGATGCCTCAGAAATTCTATATAAGGGAGGAGACTTAATATACCCATCAACTATGACATCAAAAGATAATACATTATTTCTTGGAAATAATGTAATAGAATCCTATACATTAGATGATAGTTTGATTGAGAGTATTAAGACAAATGTAAAATTACTGTCTGATAGTAGAAAGATTACTGCTGATTATAGTAGTAGTCCTAATTATAAATATATTTATCAGGATTATGCTACTGATTCCTTAAATAGAATATTTAAGGCTGGTAATACATATAATATAGGCATACAGTTTCAAAATAAATATGGACAGTGGTCTAATGTAGTTGAAGTAGGAACATGGCAGACTTCCAATTATCCTACAATAAATAATTATGGAGATGAATATACTGTATATACACCATCACTATATGTGACTGATTCATTAGCTACAGCACTTTTAAATGCTGGGTATAGAAAAATGAGAGCTGTCAGACTTCAAAATTCCTCTAGGGAGATTATAGCTCAAGGTTTGGTATGTCCTACAGTATTTAAAGTAGGGTCTAGAGATGATAATACAGCTTACTGTCAAGCTTCTTGGTTTGCCAGGCCTTTCTCTTCAAAAGAATTATGGGATGAGAATATTAGTGATATTTTTGAAGTAGGCCAATTTGCTGAATTTAGACATAATGCAGTTATACCTGAGTATGGAGAGCCGTTTCTTTTGGGGAATAAGAGATACTCGGAGTTTAATAATGTACTTAAGGCGGAAATACAGTGTAACTATGGGTCAGAATATACAATAGGTCCTTATATAAAAAATGGTACTACTACTGAAAGACAGGAATTTGTTACTGAACATAAAAACTCCTTCTTTGTAGATACTAATATTATAGGATTTTATTCTCCTGATATTGATGAGAATATATCACTAGGAGAAAATGTTAAATTTCGTATTGTAGGATATACTGAGATTGTCAGCAATGTAGGAGCTAAATTTCTTAACATTACTAATCCCGCAGGAGTATCCAGTGGTATGAATATGTATCAGGTACAATCAGGATTCTCTTCAAGAGATGGAGACCATGGTGGTAATTCTCTTATAAGTGGCCCATTTTATTATTCATTTCCATATAAGCATGATGGTAATGATAATGAATTAGTGGATACTAAAAAATTAGGATATATTATTTTTCCGTGGCATAAAACAGGAACTGTAAATATAGACAGTACTGCTTCTACTGATATACTTCAAAGTAACATAACATCCAACCTTCATTATGGTGGGCCTACCATATATAGAAAGAATATGTGGACTCCTCCTCAAGGTATAGATGGTCCAGTATTATTTAAGGAAACTGAAGATATAGCAGTACTACTTCAGAATAGCGATGATAATACTAATCTTTACTATAAAGGTAATATTAATGAAGTCCTATATCCTAGAACCATAGAATTTAATGATATAGTAACTTTGCCTGCATATCCTATATTAGCAGCAAATATTTATGGAGGAAGTCCTAATATTAATACCATAAGTCCTGTACAATGTCATGTTAAAAGTAATGATGTACAAGGGGCTACATGGAATGATAGTATTTGGAATAATTCTTTGGATTTTGGTACTACAGGGGTATCAATGAAATACAAATCAACTCCCCATGCAATATTAAGATTTAAAGATACTGCTATAGGAAGTACTGTTATTCTTCCGGGATTAAATACAATTCCTTTATTTCAAGGTCCTTATGGAAATAGAGAGTTCTGGAACACTGAAAAAGAGGATTTTACTAAGACTTCTATAAATTTAAAATTTATGGGAGTTTTAGATATACTACTTACTGGTTGGGTACAAATAGCGTATATGCAAGAATATAAGCTCTCTGACCCTGATTTTAGTATTGTAGGAATAAAGAAGAAAGAGTACCCATCTAATTTTAATCCTGCTATAGGAGATTATATTGTGCTTACTTCTATAGGAGATGATTCTTATTCTGGTGGTGCTATGGGATGGAAATCAACAGAGCCTTTCTTATATGGTGATATAGGTTCTGCATCTCCTCTTCAGCCTAATGAGGTACTAAAGCAGTTTAACCAAACTGTGTTAAGATTAGTGGCAGAGGATTTAGAGACAAGAAGTGGTATAGTTGATGTGTGGAAAGCAGTAACTATAGATGAACTTCAGGGAGTAAATCCTGATATGGTATTCTCATATGAGAGTACTACATATAAATTTTATAGTACGGAGGATTTTTATCTATATATAAACAATATAGAGTCAATGGATAATTATCCTGCGGCTAAAATGAGTAAATTTAATTGGGTCAGCTCATCTGTTATTGCCCCTACTACATTTTACACTTATCTATTGTCTGAAACCAGTGACTCTTATATGTTTATAGGAGAGCTGTATAGGGACACTGAGGCTACTGTAGATACAAACCAAAATTGGATACCTTGCTCAAAAGCTTTTAATATAGGAGAGAAAGTTACTAATACATATGGAGATACATGGTTACAGAGATATGATATTTTAAGAACTTATGCTTATGACAGTGAGTCAGAAAATTCTGTTATTGATATAGTATCTACTGTATTGGAGTCCTATGTGAATACTAATGGAAGATATGATAGAAATAGAGGAAGTCAGAATAATACATTTATGTCTCCCTTGAATTTTAATCTTTTTAATTCAGTATATAATCAATCTGATAATTTCATAACAGGAACTATCCTTAATAGCAGATTGTTTAATACTGAAAAATTCAAGACCTCAATTATCTGGTCTCTTCCTAAGAATCCAGGAGCTGAGATAGACAACTGGACTCATTTATATTCATCAAGTGTACTTTATCTTGATGGTGATAAAGGAGAGCTAAGGTCACTTAATAGACTTGGTAATAGTATTATATCTTTTCAGGATAAGGGAATAGCTGAGATAATGTTTAATTCCTATGCCCAATTGCAAGCTACTCAGGGACTTCCTATAGAGCTGGCAAACTCAGGCAAGGTTGATGGTAAGAGATATCTTTATAACAATGCAGGATGTATCAACAAATGGTCAATAGTTGAAAGAGATAATTCTTTGTACTTTATAGATGATATCAGTGGGTCAATTAATGTAATGAACCCACAACTTATATCACTATCTGACACTAAAGGATTTAAGACTTGGATTAATAACAACTCCACTCTTGATGTATGGACTCCATATAAATATACTAATGTAAGGGGATTCTATGATAAATCATTAAATGATATTTATTGGAGTTCAAAAGATTATTGTCTTGTATATTCTGAGCTTCTTCAGCAGTTTATGTCTTTCATGCCCTATAGGAGCACTTCAATGATAGACAACTTTAATGGACATCTAATAACTGAGAGAAATGGCAGTCTGTGGTATATGCAGGAAGGTGAGTATAACAATTTCTATGGCAACTATGAGGATTACTCAATGCAATATAGAATAACTCCTGACCCTTATGGTGATAAGATATTTACCAATATAGAATATAGGTCAGATATGTTTGAAGGAGATACTGAAGTTCCATTTGATACATTTGATACTCTTACTGCTGAAACTGAATATCAGCATGGGCAGATAAGGATTGTAAGTAATACTCTACAGCCATCCTCAGCAAAAAAGAAGTTTAGGATATGGAGAGTAAATATACCAAGAGATGCTAAGAATAAAGATAGTAATCCCTATGGATTAAATAGAATAAGAAATCCGTGGGTAAATCTTACACTTACAAAAAAAGTATTAAGTGGGGATGAAGGAAGAAGAAATATATTCCATGACCTTACTGTATATTATTATGAGTAGAACAATAAATTAACTTATTATATTGCAAATATGAGTAATACTACTTATATTTGCAATATAATTTTTTATAGCTATGAAAAGAAAAAATAATAGGATGCTAACAGTATATCTTCCTCTAAGGAGAAAGTTTGCAGGAGGTGGAAATGCAATGGGTATTGTAAGCAGTGTATTAGGTGGGGTATCAAGCACACTTGATTCTGCAATGCAAAATGCTCAGATAGCTGATACATCTGCCATAGAAAGTACTATGGATAATGCAGGTAAGAATGTAGAGGCTTCAAGTCTTGACTCTCTTATGGAGCAGTGGGGGGCTACTTCAAATTTTGGTAATCAGACAAGTTGGAGAGATGTGAGGAGAATGTCAGAAGGTGAGATGGCTGGTAATATACTTGGAGCAGGATTATCAGGTGCAGCAGCAGGAGCACAGGGAGGAATTATAGGGACTATTATTGGAGGAGCTGCGGGTCTTTTAGGTTCAGGTATAGGAGCAGCAGTAGGTAATCAGAAAGCTAGAAATAAGGCAGCTGAATTGAATAAAATGGCTAATGAAGCAAATCTTAGACAGCAACTTGCTTTCTCCTCAAATGCTCAGAGTATAATGAATCAGCAGAATCTTGCCAATATGTCTACTTTGTTCTCAAAAGGTGGGAAGATATACATTAAACCTTCAAAGAGAGGTACTTTTACAGCTGCTGCCAAGAAGAGAGGTATGGGAGTACAGGAATTTGCAAGTAAGGTTCTTGCAAATAAAGGCAACTATTCTCCTGCTATGGTCAAGAAGGCAAACTTTGCGAGGAATTTTGGAGGACACAGAAAGGATGAGGGAGGATACAAGGAACAGGCTAAAGATATACTCAGAAAACAAGTAGAGGGACTAAAATCAAAAAATAGTAAAAATCCAAGAAGAGTAGACTTTACCACATACAATCCCTTATATGATAGGAGTTTTATTCCTAAAAATATGAGTGCTCTTCAGGACTCTATGATAAATAGAGGATATCCAGAGCCACAAAGATATACAGTACTATCTAATATACTTCATGAATCAGGAGGAGACCCTAATGCAATAGATGCCACAGGAAAATTTAGAGGTATAGCTCAATGGAGCAAAGAGAGGTACCCTGAAGACTTATCTTTTGAAGAGCAGATAACAAAGCTATTGAATGAGTCAGAAATTTCAGAACAGCCTTATTGGAGTGATGGTGGTGGTGGAAAGCCTTATATAGGAAAATTAAAAGATGGTTATGATAAGTTTTGGTCCACTCCTTATACTGATAGTGCAGCATTGTATTATACAAAGGGATACATAAGACCTGCTGAGGAAAAAGCAAGATTTAACAGAGCAAGGGAGGCTGTTAATATGGAAAAACATGCAAAAGCACATGGAGGATTTCTTACTCATGGTGGGGAGTTCTCAAATGGTATAACACAGATAAATAATGGGGGCCAGCATGAACAGAATCCTATGGAAGGTGTACCTATGGGTATAGCTCCTGATGGACTTCCTAATCTTGTTGAGGAAGGTGAGGTTATATTCAATGACTATGTTTTCTCAAATAGGCTGAAGCCTAAGAAGGAAACTTTGAAGGCATCTGGACTTAAAGGTTATAAGAATAAGACCTTTGCTCAGATAGCAAAAGACTTGCAGAAAGAGTCAGAGGAGAGACCTAATGACCCTATAAGCAAGAGAGGACTTGAAGATAGTATGGGTAAATTAATGGCAGTACAAGAAACAATGAGAAGAAGTAATGATATAATGGGAACCAATAGACTAATGTCCTGCGGAGGTAGGAAATATAGTGGGGTTTTTGATATCTTTCCTACTAAAGATGAGATACTGCCTTTTGATTTGAGCAATAGAGTGCCTCCTCCTTCTAGGCTTCAGCAGATTCAGTATTTAAATAAGGTATTAGGAAACCCGCTTTCAAATCCCATTGATTTTCCATTTACTCCAAGAAAAGTAGATGTGACTAGTCCTGTTGAATTGATACCTGAAACAATTCCCGCAGATGAGCTTCCTATAAAGCAAGAAATCCCTCGTATAACTAGTGTACTACCTAAGATTACAGTAAGAGCAGAGACTGGCACTCCTTTAGAGGAAAGAGTTCAGACTCCTAGCCCAGTTAAGCCTAAGAACAGGTCTACATGGATGAGGTATATGCCTGCTATAGGCTCTGCAATAGGTTCTCTTGTGAGTGCTTTCTCAAAGCCTGACTATGAGCACTCAAATACCATACTTAATGAACTTAACAGACAGAGACCTAGAGGAGTAAGATTTAAGCCTATATCAAACTACATGAGATACAATCCTCTTAATACCTCATATCTTATGAATAGATTGGGAGCTGAGACAGCTGCTTCAAGAAGAGCATTGGAAAATACAGGAGGTGGAAATGCAGGTGCTGTCAGGAACTCACTCATAGGTCTTAACAGAAGTGCTCAGGATGCACTAGGAGATGCCTATCTGAAAGCAGAGCAATACAATGACAATCTAATGAGACAAGTTGAGGAGTTTAACAGAGGAACCAACATGTTCAATTCACAAGGTGCAATGCAGGCAGATACTTATAATTCAGGACTCCAGAATACTTATGATGCAAGAAGACTCAGCACCATAGGAACTATAGCTGGAATGAGAGAGGCTGCTGATGCTGCACTTGAACAGAACAGAAGTGCTAACTTTACAGGATTATTTGATACTCTTGGAGATATAGGAAGAGAGAACTTTATATTCAATCAAGTAAATAGCAATGATGCTTGGAGATATATGAGTCTTCCAGATGGTAGAACTGGATATAAGAAACATGGAGGAATGCTTACTAAAAGTACTAGAAATAGGAGGAGAAGATAATGGCAGCTAATTATTTAGTAATAGGTAGTAAATTTAAGCCTTTTAGTTATGAGGAGATTCTTGCTCCAGTTTTAGCAGCAGAGCAGGAGCATCAAAGACAGGAGGAATTATATAATACTTATTCAGATGCTTTAGGACAAATAGGAGCACAGTTAAGTAGAGAGTATGACTCTGAACTGCTTGATAATATTTATACTCCTTACAGGAATGCTGTAGAGAGTGCTGCTGAGGAACTTGCCAGTAATGGTCTTACAGCAGGCAGTAGAAAGACTATTAATACTTTAAGAAGGCAGTATAATAATGAGATAGTACCTATACAGCAAGGTATTCTTGCAAGAGCTGAAGCAAGAAAACTCTGGGATGAAAAAGTATCCAAAGACCCTACCCTTATGACAAATGCAAATCCTTACTATCAAGGAGTGGCAGGATATATGAATGGTATGTCTCCTGAAGCAGCATATGTGAGTGGTAATGAACTTTATGGTAGAGGACAAGCACTTGCACAGGCTTTCTCAAATAGTATAAGGTCAGTTCCTGAATCTGCAAGACTTGCTATGGAGGAGCAGTATTGGGAGATAGTCAGTCAATATGGTCCTGATTCTGAACAGGCTAAAGCTTTTATGGGAGGTGTAATAGAAGCTATACCTGAACTTGATAGTCAAGTTCAAGAAATTATGGATAACTCTGGTATATACTCTGAAGGATTTACTGAAGAAGACAGAGACAGAGCCGAGAGATATATTATTGAAGGTATGCAGGCAGGGCTGTCTGGAGAAACTAAAGTAGAGTATATGCAGAATAGAGCATATGGAGTAATTCCACCATCTGGGGATAGTGAAGGTATTCCAGAAACTTCTTATAATACAAATCTTAATACATATAAAGGTGCTCCTGTTAATCTTGTACCTAGAAGAGATTATGAGCAAGCTGTATCTGATTATGAGGCATATTCAGGTTTAATGACTGGAGATAATAATTCGGATTATATGTATATTGAAGCAGAAGTTGATGGTCAAATGATGCTTGTATCTCCTGAACTTGCTGCTATGATGGTCTATGATGAAGACCCTGAAAGATATAATGAATTAAGAGAGGAATATCGTAATTCTCTTATTAAATATGCTGATGAGAATAATTTATGGAGTACTGCTTACACGATGAGTACTATAAATGACTTAGTTAATTCTAAGTATCCTAAATATAGTGAGAAACAATCAGAGAAAATAAAGAGAAGAGATAAGGAGAGATTCCAAGCTTTAGCAGATAAATATAGTTATATATCTGATGACCCTATTAATAATGTAAGAATAGGAACAGCTATAAGAATGTCTGAAGTACAAATATCTCCTACAAGATTTAATTTTGATAAGGAAACTACTGCAGGATTCTCAATAGATGATAGAAACTATATTAATAGAATAACTAATGGAAGAGTATTTAAGTATGACAAGGACAATCAGAGTGTAGGGAAACTGGCAAGTGAAAAAGAGATTGCTGCTCTTCTGGAAGCAGATAATAGATACTATTCAATTGATAGTGAGGGAAGAGTATGTGTAACTGATGGAACTAACTATTATTATCTTGAAGGCAGTGTTGATGATGTTAAGAGGAGAAGAGGTATACAAGGTAGAATGGATGGTTTGCTTGATTTTAGCAGGGATGGTTATAATATAGACGGTGTTAGTGTTCCAGGTATAGGAACTTCTGAAGAAAGAGCTGTTATGCCTGAATTTGTATCTCTTAACTGGGAGTCTTGGAAAGGAAAGAATCTATTTGAAGATTTTAATATAGAAGGAGTTCCTTTTACTCCTTTCAAAAGAGAGAATATGTCTCCTATTATGGCTGGAGGTAATGTTATAGGATATGTGCTGGTTGTAAATGATGCTAGTGGAGTACCTCATAAGATAGTAACTACAGAAACAGGAGTATGTATAGGAGTATCTAATCCATATAGCTTTATGGGCAGTGAGCCTCAGATGTTCCTTGAGGATATAATAAATGTAACTTATGATACTGAGAAAAAGAGGAAATAGTTATGGCGGATTTATCATATCTTGATAGAAAAGTTGAAAGAAGTGGAGTAGCCCCTATTAAAGACCCTCAGACAACATATGAGGAAGCTCTAGAACAGTCTGTCAATCAAAGAGCTGTCTCTCAATATAATCCTGTTATTGGGAGAATAGACAGAAGAATAGATAGAAATATAGGAGATGTATCCTATCTTAGTCCTGATGATATCAATGATAGAAGATATAGAGCACAGTCAGGAATAAATAGATTGGCAAGAGGATTGGGAAATATGGGTGCCATAGCAGGTACTACATTTCTTGATGCTACTCTTGGTAATATATTTGAAGCTTTATCATTGGCTACAGGTAATGGAACATTTAATCCTGTGACTAGACAGTTGAACAAATGGCAAGAGAATGTACTCAACAGACATCAAATATACAGACCAAGAGGTTATGAAGAACTTCCTATAGGACAGCAACTGTTCTCATCTGTATTCTGGGGAGACCTTATACAAAATGCAGGATTTACTGTTGGTATGATGGGAGCAGGTGCTCTTGGAGGTGCTCTTGGACTTACAGGAGCTATGTCTATGATTGTTCCTGCATTTATGTCAGCATTAGCTGAGGCAAGAACAGAGGGACTACAGGTTAAGAATGATGTAATAAGTGAAAGACTTAATCCTTTAACTATGGAGTATAATAGGAGAAAGGCTTTTATTACTGACATTGAAGAACTTAATGCTCTAAATAAATGGTATTCTGATAAATATAATGAAATAGTTGCTGACTCTAATATGGCAGGAAATACTACCTATGGTATAAATGCCGCCCTACTGATGGCAACCAATATGTTGGGTTGGGGTAGTACTCTTAGAAGAGGAGCTACTTTTTCTAAGCAGACTGTCAATAAGTCTCTTGCTGAGCGTGGAGTAAAACTTGTAGATAAAAATGGACAGAAACTTACAGTAAAGGCCCTTGAAAAGGATGCATCTCTTATAGAGGGAATGGGACTTAAAATGAGAGGTAAAACAGCCTCTACTTTGCGTACTATTGGAGGAAGAGTAAAAGAGGCTCTAAGTGAGGCTGGAGAAGAAATCTCTCAAGGAATCATATCTGATTTTTCTACAAAGCAGCCTAGTGTCTATGACTATACACTTTATGAGGAAGACCTTGATGAAAGAGAAAATATAGATACACTTGGAGATGCTTTTTTATCAGCTGTAGGTGCTGCCATTGGTGAGAAACAGACTGTAATGGAAGGATTGATGGGGGCCTTCACTTCAATACTTGGAGTCCCGTCATTCAGAAAAAGACAGGCCTCATCAGGAAAAACATATCCAAGTCCTTCATGGGGAGGTGGTATATCTGAGTTTATACAAAGATATAATGAGGATAAAGCACTTAGAAATACAGTAAATACTATTGATAAGAAACTTAAAGAAGGAAATTACAAAACATTAATAGATAATCTTGTAAGAACTAAAGCCTTTTCAAATAGAAGAATTGAGTCAGCTATAGTAGGAGATGACTTTAATTTTAAAAACTATGACCTCGGTGAGTTATTGTCAACTGTACAGACTTTTGACTCCATAGGCAGAATGGATGTTCTTGATGCTATAATAGATAAGTCACAGAATATAACAGATGAAGAGGCTTTAAGTCTTAGAGATTCTCTTATAACTCCTGATGGTATAGCTACACTTACAGACCAGACTGACAAAGGAGTTGTCACTGAAGTGAGAAGGATTCTGGGGGAGAATGCTGAGAGAGTAAAACAGATAAAGAAAGATTATCTTGATGACAAGGCAGCACTTGAAAGTTCTGGTCATGATTTCTCTGTAGATACAACAGGACAGTATCTGTTTGGTAAAGCACTTCTCAGAGACTTAGAAAGTAGAAGAAATACTATTATAGAAGAGCTGACTGGATATATAGGAAATAAACTTGATAATGATGGATATGCAAACTGGGATAGTTCTGAATATAGAAACAGAGTTAAAAAGTTTCTTGAGAATGACACTTATATTACTCCAGATGTAAGGGAATCATATATCAAAAAGATAGATGATTTGGGCAGAATAGATAAGGCTGCACTAGCTACAGCTGCTTCTCTACAGAAAATCTGGGATAATCCTGCTCTGCATAATATAGAGACTGCAAGTCAGAAAGCTGAAGAAATAGAGTCTAATTTTATTGAATCTGAAAGAAAAAGACTGACTCCTATTTATAATGAGATTCAATCTAATGAATCAGGTTTTATCAATACAGCAGCTGATATGTTGAAAAATTATCAGACTTCTGACCTTAATACAGTAATGGACATGCTCTCTGATGATGAGGGTGGTACTGGTCCTGTAAGAGCAAATGAAATACAGAAACTGGCAGATGATATGAGAAAGTTTGTCCAGAGTATGAGAAAAGCTGGAATTGAGGATTCTAATATATTTAATATTATTGATAATGTATTAGCTGCAAATAAGTATGATAATGCTGCCTCTTTCAATGATGCCTTATATGACCAAATGGAGAAAACCCTTTCTAAAGAAGATGCTGATAAAGTAAAGGCTGAGAAAGATAGACTTGATAAAGTAGATAATATGGTAAAGTCAAAACAGGCAAAGGGAGGCTTGTTTTCAAAAGGTACTGCCAATCAAGAAGATTCAGTAGAAGAATCTGACCCTCATGAAAGTGATGAGGATGACAGCTATGATGATAAGACAAGAGAAGAACTCATTAAAACTGCTGAGGGTAGAAAAGTAGAAACAAGAAAAGTAAAAGGTATAACAAAAGTTGAGGGATATACTTTTGAAGACTTAGCTCCTGACTATCATAATTACTCTGATGATGACCTTAGAGAGGCATTAAGACAGGATGATGCAGGAAAGCTCAGTCCCAGTAATCCTTATAAACCAAAGTCAAAGCCTGAGGAATCTTCAACAACATCAGGAAAAATAGTAACATCTGATGAGGCTGTTGAAGGTGGTATAAGTAATGGTGCTGCTGAATCAAAGAAAGCTAAAACTAATAGAAAAACTGACAATCTTTGGATAAGAGGTGCAGGAAAAAGACAAAGAGACAACTATGCTGAGAGTGAGCCTAGAGGATATGGAGAATATTATGGTGATGAAGATGCTTTTCAAATAGGAAGATATGGTACCTTATATAATATAAAGGAATTAAAAGAGAATCACAGAGCTATAGATAACTCATCTAATTCTTTTGTAGGAAGGCTTATGAGAATCCTTGGAGAAGAAGAGTGGTTACAATCCGGAGGGTTTGCCGAGTGGAAAAATGAAAGAGAGAGTAAGGGACAACCTCTTACTGTGAATTTTGCAAGAGTTCTTGTTCTTGACCCTGATACAGGAAAGGCTACCCATGATTCTCTAAATACAATTCTTGCAGTAATTGAGGATGAAAAAGGGCCTCTTATATTAAAGGATGCTGCAGGAAATACATATCATGCTCATGTATTAGGAGCTGTTAATAAAACAAGCAAAACAGAAGAGTCTTGGCAAAAGTTTTTTGATACAGCCATCCATACAGGAGGGGCTTATGCTTCAAAGACTATAGAGGAAGTTGGGTCAGGTAAAGGTGCAGGATTTATACTGCCATACTATTCTAATATAGTATTTGCATATACAGGTAGAATGGTTAAGGCTGATGAAAATTATCCTAATGCTGATGCTGATAAGAACCTGCTTGATATTATGCCTAGAGATAAGGAAGGGAATGTAGATTCTTCTATGGTTCAGTTCTGTGTACAGACAAGAATGGGAGATACTTATACTATAGGTGCTGATTTGCCAGGTAGATTAATACCTCTTAATTCTTATAATCCTCATGGAATAACTTCTAATAGAGCAGGGACTGTATGGATGAGAGTATTGGAATCTAATGGACAGATTACTCATAAATATGTGAGTCCTAAGAAATTCAATGTAGAGGAATATCCTTCAGGCTCTCATACTAATGCTCCTGTAGTGAAGAGAATAAAAGCTATTGTCTCAGATATTGTCTCAGCTGCTAGAAAAGAAGACCTTAATGCTGTTAAGAATGCACTGCATACACTCAGGCAGTATCTACAGATACCCGAGAATAAGAAACTCATTATAGATGTAGATACTAAAATAGCTAAGACAGCCAATAGTAGAGGGACATCTGACCTTACTTCTGTAAATGCAGAGGATGATTTGTTAAGACTTATATATGATGCTGGTTATACATTTAATATATCTTTTCATGATATATGGAGTAAGGAGGACCTTATAGCATCTGATATGCTTAAGACAGACCTTGCAAGAGTACAGAATGTTAATAGTTCATATATAATAAACCAGATAGAGATACATGATGATGGTACATGGAGTATGATTGAATCTGAGGCTGGTAAGACTATTTCAGTACATTCAGGATTCAAAGGATTCCAAAAGGACAAGTCATCAGATAAGTTTACTATAAATGGGGAGACTTTCTATAAGACTTCTGATAGTGGTAAATATCTTGACAGTAGTAGAAAGCAGGTTACAGACCCTATGCAGATAATACTTGTTGAGCTTTACTCTGATATAGTTAGGAATATGGCCCAGTCAAGATATTGGTTTAAAAATAAGAATAATCCTATTTATGAAGTACTGAATCCTATGTCTAACCTGTTTGAGTTCTATCTACTTGATGGTACTAATCTTAGGAAAATGACAGATAGTGAAATACATGAATGGCAAGCAGATAGAAAGGGAAGAGGTACTAAGAAAGATGAGACTATAAGATATAGAATTGGAAATAACTATATTGCAGCAGTTAAGTTTGGAAAAACACATCATAAGGATACTCCTGATATATCTATCCGAGTAAATAACTCTGGGGAGTATGTTAAGTCTGCAACCTATTCTGAACTTGACCCTCTTAAGGGATATAAAAAGGATGATGGTACTACTATTATTGTTCCTGATTATTCTGTTAGAGGAGTTCTTACATCAATGTTTAAAGAAGAGCAGACTTTCCCTACACTGTTTGATTATATAGGCTCTCCTGAGAAAGGGTTTATTCCTGTAATTAGGAAGGAAGCTATAATAAAAGATAATGTTATACAGGAAAAAGGTTTAATAGAATGGGTTCAAGTTGATATTAAGACAGGAAATAGAGTAAAATCTGAGTCAGAGAGTACAGAAAATCCTACCTCAGTTTCTGCTCCAAGTACCAAGAAACCCTCTATTCCAAAGCCTAAAGGAAAAGGATTATTTGACTCTGTTCTTGGACTCTCCACACCTACAGGAGCAGAAGAAGGAAAGCCTGAGGCTAAACAAGAGAAAAATGTTAAGAAAGTGGCTGATAAAAAAGTAACCAATAAGCCTGTTGCAAGTAGAATACCCACAAAAAAGGCTGTAAGTAACATTCCTACTGAAGGGACAAGTATAACTTATGAACAGTTTTGTAAAGCTGCACTTAGTACTCTATCAAATGTAGATAATGATGAGCTGGTAGAGAATCTTGAAAATGCTAAAGGTGCATGGGAGTTCATAGAGGATTTTGCTAAAACTCACTCTATAGAAGAGACTTACAGATATATGGTAGAAACAGGGGCTTGTATGCCGTTTTAAAACAATAATATAAAAAAAAATAAGGGAAAAGATTTACTCCTTTCCCTTATTTTTTTTTTATTTTTTCTATTTTTTTTTTATTAATCTTTTATATAAGGATTGAACATATCAAAATGTCCCTGCCCTAGTTCTACAGCTCTTCCTATATTTCTTGCAAAAGGTAGAGCAAAGTAGACATTTCTTAGATACTTATTCCATCCTGCGTATTTTCCTGTCTCAATAGTCTGGCCTATATCTCCAAAATTAAATATATTAACTATATATTCCATCTTCTCCATAGCAGGCACAGGACTTTGTACCAGAGTTCCTAAATTCTCAAAGAAAGCTAGAGATGGAGCACCACTACCTAATTCAAGTCTTAATCTATAAGCCATATACCTCAGATAGTTAAGTGCATAAGTATCCTCATCATCAGGTTCTCCGCCAAATCTAAGAAGTAGACTTAATAAACCAAATAAACTAAGCTCATATATACTCTTCATTATATTAGCCTTCTGATATGGTGACAGTTGTTTAAATCTGGTAAAGAATGTAAACTTTAAGTCTCCTATATCTTTAAGCAGCTGAAGCATGAATTTTCCCATAGTTCTATAGTAGCCTTCCTCCATTCTGTCAGTAACAGCATTATACCTTGATGATTTAAATCTACTCATATAAAAGGCAGGCATCCATTGTCTATACTGCATAAGGAGTCTTCCATACACACTATTGTTTATCTGACCTTTATCTATATCACTATAAGCACCATTTATTTTGTGAGATATTACCTGTATCCTTCTTTTTATATCAAAGAGAGATTCGTCAGTTATCTTATTACCATCTACAAATTCAATTCCTTCAGGAAGCTTAAGTATAGTGTCAGTCATGCCTTTTCCAATTTCTACTTCTTCTGTAGTATAGGCATCAAGAAGTGACATGGTTTTATCTCCAACCTTAACTTTTATATGATTGAGATATGCAGCCATGATTACTGAATGAAGATAATGCTCTCCTGCTGACATACCTTGCAGAGGAGTCAATAATGACATACTTCTCTTAACTACACCTTGTGCAGTATTATCATTTAACAGTCCTCTATAAATCTCTTCCTCAGGGTCAAACTCTCTTAACAGAAGTGACAACTTATCTCTCTTTATATCTCTGTATCTATCTGCAAATACTCCTGTAGTATGTTTTGTATAGAATGCAACACCCTTAGCTAAATCCTTAAGATTAAATGTGGTTTTATCCCATCTTCCACTAAGTGCCTCCAATAAAAGCTGAGCATTTCCCATAGTTACATTAGAACCAAATGAGAATATATTATAACCCATTCCAAGCAGTGTGGTGTACCATTTAAAATTATCAAGTACTTTTCCTGCATTTATCTCCTTATTTCCTATATATACTCTATCCTCATTCTTTGTTCTTCCATATATATTCCTATTTATATACCCTTCAAGAGTTTTATAGATTTTTGAATCAAATCCTTTTTTAATTACAGGAGTGCTTTCCCTCTTTCCTTCAAAGTTCTTCTTCTGTTCAATCAACTTACTTGCTCCTGTAGTCTGAACTACATCTCTATCTGCCACATAACTTTTAATAACTTCCATAGCATCAGCTATTCTTGATATCTCATTATAGTTTACAGACATAGCAGCATAGGCCAGAATACTGTCAGTGAAATTAGTACTTAAAGCTGACATATCATCAAGTCTTGAGGTATATGGCAAAGGAATCCTAGCTACAGGATTTCCTGCAAAATCAAGAAGTACACTTCTTGCTTTTACAACATCTGTAAGTTCTCCTGTCTCTACATCTATAGCAGATTCTCCTAAAGCACCATACTCAGTATCATCTACTGTCCTGACCCACGCATTTCTAAAGGAGCCTTTTAATTGTTGTACAGCCTGCCTGGTTGATGAGGCAGTCATAACAGCATCAGCAGTAGAGGCCCTTTTCATAGGTGCTCTATAAGTTCTCATATACTTTGATGGAAGCATAGAGTCACTCCACTGTTTCACTTCCATCATTGCATCATAGTACTTTCTTTGAGCTGTATTTAACTTTTTCAGATTGTCAGAAGGATACATATCCTGTCTTGGTATTCTTTCTTTCTTACCAAGTTTGTTCTGTACAAGTTTAGTATGATTGAGAGTCCAAGTTTCAAGATTAGCGGAGATTTCATCTTCGCTTACCCCTCTGTCTCTTAACATCAATATATACTCTTTTCTTTCTTTATAGTACTTAGCATGGTCTATATCAGAGATAATCATTCCTGTAAGCTTACCTTCAGAATCTCTCTCATACATAAATGATGTATCTCTGCTGCCACTTTCATTATAATAATTATGCTGTATGGCCTTTATAGTACGGGATATCTCTACAGTCTTCCTGTCTCTTACATGCAGTACTTTCTTTAGTATATTATCTAGAATAACAAGCAGTGAGTCAGAAGAGTCCTCCATAGAATTGAACAGTCTTGCCAAGTCTGTCACATCATGAGGAGCTTGGTCAAGTATCTCATTTATATTTACTCCTGTACCATCCCTTCCTGTTATCCTCTCATCTCCCAACCATCCTCTGAAAAACTCAAATATGGTATTTCTTCGTGAGTTCTCATATACTCTTTTTAAATTATTGCATACAGCTGTTATCTGTACTGCTTTATCTTCTATCTCACTTATATCTCCTTCATCAAGAGCATCCTGTATATTAGGCATATCTCTTATAGCAGCAAGCCTCCCTACTACATCAGAGTAGGCATTAAGTGAGTCAGCAACTCTTCTGAGAAGTTTAAAGGACTGATTTATTCTACCTGCTTTAAATCTTCCTTCTGTTTTATACTGTTCATTAAAATCCTTTATTCTACCATACAGCTCCTCTACATCATCCAATACATAAGTAAGAGCAGAATAAATACTTCCAGCATAATCTTTCTTCTGCATTCTGTCTCTCATGTCAGCAAGTGCCCTGTTTTCTCTTGAGTCAGGTCTTCTTACTTTACTTCTGGCAGAGGAGATTCTCATTTTTCTTGTAAGTGTATCATAGGCAGCTACAGCAGCTTCTTCCAGCTCTTTTACTTCCTTTGACAGACTGCTAAGACCATTTCCACTTATTACATCTTCCCTGCTGAAATAAGCATAGGTATCAGATTCATCAAAAGCATCAACTAATGAGTCAGCTGCATCTTCAGCTGCTACTATAGCTTCAGCTATCTTTGTGGCATCAGCTCTTGAGAATCTTTCAAGAGATACTTTATAGACTCTATCTACAATAGGTATAGAGGATTTATTTATTATAGACTGAGCAAGAACCTTTCCTGCAGCCTCTTTTTTCAGCATCTCCTCATTTCCATTATATAACTGTCTATATCTTTCATAGTCTTCTCCAAGTACTGACTGGACAGTCTCTTTATCAGACATCATATCCAATATCCTCCTTACAAGAGGATGTCTTTGAAGTCCTTCAATCATCACATGTGCAAACTCTTCAGGAAAAGCCTCTTCTCCTTTTTGTCCTTTAGCTATTCTTATGACTTCTCTTAGATTATCAGCATTCTTCTGTGCTGTAAGAGGAGAGAATCTGTTTGTATTTCCAACAGTAGAGTCAGTCTTTACATCAAAGCCCAATGACCTTAATATACTAAGAAGACGGTTTTGCAGTTCTCCATTAAATACAGTATGCCTCATTCCTCTTATACCTGTAGCCTTATCCTCCATAGCTATTCTAAAGCTATTGCCATCAGGTACTATACTGAAAGCATAGTCCTGATAATTTGTTATAAGGCTCTTAAGTCTGTTATAAGCCTCATCAAAGTCAGAATATAATCTATCAAGATTTTCTTTCTCTGTAACATACTTTTTATAGGCATTATCCCCCAGAAAAATCCGGGGGTTGCCTACTTTCTCCAGTACTTCAGTTATAACAGGCTCATTAAGAGAGTCTTTTTCCTTTAGTCCTATAGCCTCCTGTACCTCAGGTATAGAGACAAGGGAGTAAAGCTCCTTGGCTTTCTCCCTGTTCTCTGTAATACGCATAAGGTCAGTAAATAATTTACTTGGTTTTCCATTTTTCTGTGGAATCCATACACAACTAGTATTCATTAACAATATCCTTTTAATGATTCTTTAACTTTATTCTTTACATTTTTGAACTGTTCCTCACTCATATTATCCTCAGCAAGACTCAGTAATGTATCCTTAACAAGATTATCATTATCCTCCCAGAGAGCATCAGTCCTATCAGATGGTAGTGTAGCAATCCATTGTCTTACCTCAGAATCACTTAATATTGTATCAATAGTATTCCTGAGGCTCTTATCTTCACTGAATGATACACTTCCCATTTTCTGAAGACTATTTCTTGTCTTAACATCAGGTGAGAAGGATTCAGGCTCTTCAGGAACTGACCTGCTGCTGTCAATAGACTCATCCTCAACACTTTCTTCTTCTGTCAGCTCATGTATGCTCTCAAGATATTGCTGATAGTCTCCTGCAACCTTCTTATAGACCTCATTTGACCTTGCAGTTCTCATCTTTGCTCCATTTGTCAGCCTGTCATATTCAAATCCCTGATTATCAAAACCAAGTCTAGTAGTAGGTACAAATGTATCACTGTTCTTGGACAGTCTTACATACAGTTCTTTCCCTACTTTAAGCAGTACGGTATTTGAAGGTATAGTGACTCCCTCAGCTGCCTGCACTCCATACTTTGTCTCAATCAGCTCTCTCTTTGAACACTCATGTACAAACTTTCCATAAGGATGATTCCTTGCATATTGTTGTAGGAAATTATAATAATCCTCTGGAGACAGCTTTCCTGTCCAGTAAGAAGCATCTGAGAGTTTCCTGTATGCTCCATTATTATAACTGTTCTTTATAATATTGGGGGCAAGGTTAACAAATCCTGTAGGTGAGAAATAAAAACCTGACCTGAATATATTATACTCAAATAAGTCTACAGCTGTAGATTTAGTCTGATTATATGTTCTTGCCATAGGATTCATAAGTCCCCACCATGAGGCTGACAGCATATCTTTCTCAATAGGTGACATAGTTGAAGTATCTATACTAAGTGAGGGTAGATTAACTTTCCTACTGGCCCTGCTCTTAAACTCAAGAGCTGACATTATAGGAAACCTGAGTAGATTACTTCTCTTCTTAAGAATATTGAAAGGAAGCTCATATAACAATCTTTGTCTGTTTCTTAAAGAGCCGTCAATAAGAGTCTGTCCTTCAAAGTTTCCTGTACCATAATACACAGTGAACTCCTTAAACAATGTTCTCATATCTTTGTCACTCATTCTTCCTATACTGAATCCCATGTTGGACATAAACTGAAGAAGGCCTATATATACCTCACTGAATGCAGGGAAATAGTTTCCCATCAGCTCAGGTACCAGCTCATCATACACTTTCTTCAACTCAGGTATGAAAGGCAGATTATCATAGATTGACATTACTGCATCAGGGGCAAGTATGGACATAGGACTGTCCTTGTCACTCATATCCCTGCTGATTTCATTCAACTTAACCATATTCCTTAATGTCTTCCAAGCATTAGGTCCTACGGCATTCTGTGTAGAATTAAGTTTATAAAGGTCTGATATTCTAAATATAACATCCATAGACTCCTTTAGAGCATATAGAGAGAACAGTATCTTATCCTGTGAGTTTTTATCAGGATTCCTAAGTTGTTTAAGCAGCCATTCATCAGAGAAGTCCATACCATCAGATACTGCAAATATAGTCTCAGGAAGTATTCCTAATTCTTCAGCTGTACTGTTTACAGCTTCCTCTAGAGCACTATCAAATGAAGAATCAGACAACTCTGCATTTCTCACTACATCCAGTACTACTTTCTGATTAAGAAGCAGTGATACTGTTTCAGCAGAAAGTCCAAGTCTAATAAGTCCTGTATAGAAGTTTGCTGTCTTTTTCTGGTACCCTACAGCTGCATCAACAGGGTCTTTTGCATTATCAGCTGATGCTCCTACAAACATTCCTGATGTTCTTCCTACTGTACTGCTGTCAAAAGGAGATACTGTAGGGTCAAGTCTTGTAAATCCATTCTCTCCTAAATCTCTTAAAGAAACTCCATTAAATAATATATTTGGGAGTGCTATTCCTACTTGTGTCATAGTTCCCATAGCATGAGCAGCATTTGTTGAAGCTGATATAGCCACCATATCCTTACCAATCATATTCTGGTTCTGGAAATAGAACTGTCCTTGAGGTTGTGTGATAGCATATGGAACATTCTTATAAGAAGGATTTACTTTTTCAGCTATCCTCTTTAAAGGGGATACATCCTGAGGAGTAAAGAGTGATATAGCTGCATCCTCAGATGTAAGAAGAGAGAATTGCATATCAACAATATCATTCTTTAATATCTGTCTATCATTCATCCCATCCTCTTTAGACTTTGTGTACTTCAACTCAATATAAATTTTATCAATATCAAAGTCCCCTCCAGACAGCACTACAATCTCAGGAGGAATAATAGCATATTCTCCCATCACTCTAGGAAGAAAAGCTGCTATCCTCATAGGCCAGATTGAATACTTCTCCTCTACAGGAATCCTTGATGCAATAGCCTTTAAGTCATCCTCAGATATGAGCTTAAGTTCAAGACCTCTTGCCACACTGAGAGGAAGTCCAAGCTGGGCATCCCTCTGTTCAGCAGCACTAAGTCTTTTCCATACTTTATCTTCAGGAGTAGGAGTCATCTTTCTCTCAAGAACTGAGGATGGAAATGTAACATATACCTCAAAGTACTTAAGCTCCCCATTATCTCCAAAGACTACTTTAGGCATATTATAGCCATAAGGAGATACCTGGACTGTAGGACCTCCAGGAATAAGCTGCTTGTTTACAGCTTTCTTGACTGCTGAAAGGGTATTGCTTACATACTTCTCCATATTTATGGGGTCTCCAAGAGGGACATTGAACTCTCCATTTCTTAATGATACAGCTCTATATTCCTCTCCAGTTGACCTACTGTCCCTAAGAAGATTATTCTTCTGGAACTCAGACATGCTCTTATTTCTTTGCAATCTACTTTTTTCAAGAGAAAACATACTGACAACATCCTCTATTCCCTGTCTCATATCATCAGCAATAGCAGAATTATATCTATCTATTACCTCACCTGCATTAACTCTTTTTCCCTGATATATGACTGCAGATTCCCTGTCAATCTTAGCAGGTATAAGTACTCTTGTCTGTGAGGGCATTGCCTGCTCATGGTCCTGTAGGTGGTCAGGTGTTTCCTGCTGTTTGCCCCAATCATAAAAGTCATGCAGATGTACATAGTCCCATAATTCCTCAGGGTCATTGTCAAGTATCTCTTTAAGTTTCTCCTGACTTAACACATTAGATGCTCCTCCCTTTACTGCAGACGCGAATACTATAGTATCTACTCCCCTTCCATTCCACTCATCATTGTCATATGCTGACTGATGCATGAAGTCAAACAGGTTTGCAAGAAGATTATCCTCTCCAAGTACTCCATTTTTCTTTAGGTTGTCTACCATTGCAGGAAGCATCATGAGAACATACTCACTGTCCTTTACCTGTAATGGAACATAGAAAGGAGTTTCATCAGAAGATATATTCTCCCAAGAGAATGTGAAAGGCTTTATTACACTGAACACCTGCTGAAGGTCACTGTTTAAGAAATCTCCATCAAGTATTCTATAATAGGACTCCTTAAAGGAAGGTGTCAATACACCAAGCATACCTGTCTTCTTAAAATAACCATCTATTGAAGTAATAGCTTGACCATCAGTAAACTTTATATCACTAAGCATTTTTATAGCTGTCTCTTTCTGTGATTTTAAGAAATCTTTCCTCTTATTATCAGATGTATCTGCTATTTTCTTATCATAAAATCTACTTATAATGTCTATACTGTCAGATGCAGCATGAACATCATCAATTATTATGAACCTATGCTGGCCATCAGACAGTCTTCTTACTATACCATCTCTATCAGTAAATTTAGCAGTAATATCAACTCTGTCAGTCATAGCATGTACCTGTGCAAATCTTTTCTGCACCTGTACTGCTCCATTATAGAATGCAGGGTCTATAATAGTCATTGCAAATATGTTAGCTGATGCAAGAGTACTGTTCCAATAAAACTCCCCAAGAGCTTCAGTAATATCAGTAAATCCTGTCAGTTCACTACTTAGCAAGTCAGTTCTGGCTGTTACTCCTACAGAATCCATCATTGGAAGAAATGAATTATGAAAGTCACTTTCCATGAATCTCATAAAAGCATCTTTGGCCAAGTTATATATTACAGACCTACTTCTTTCATCAGTTGCATCCATATCAATCTTTCCACTGATATACTTAAGAATAAACTTTGCAAAATCAGTATTTGCAACAAATTCATTATTAAGAGCAGGGAAGAAGTTAAAACCTGCTCCACCTGTTCTCATAAAGGATTTCAATTCACCTTTAGATACTATATCGCTTTTTACAAGAGTCTTGCCAGCTTTCAGCTTATCAATTATACTTGATGGAATATCAGATGAGTACACATCAATCTTAGGAGTATTATCAATACTTGTCCTAAACACATCTCTCATCCTTATTATCTCATACAGTATAATTTGAGTAGCATCTTCTGCAATTGCCTCCTTAGCTGAGGTAGGATTTCTCCTAAAAGGATATTTCTCAAATGTGATATACTCTGATGAGTTCTTATCTGACATTACAGGAACATAGTAGTTAGCATAATCTATATATACATTGTCTCCAGATTTACCTGCAGTAAAATATTGTACCAAAGAGGCAAGAGGATACTTGTACAAATTCATATCTTTATATTGACTTCCAAGTCCTGATGTTTCTACCAGATGCTTAAGTACTCTTGCTCTTGATGGATTATCATAAATCTTCTGAAGCCAAGAACTTACAAATTGTAATTTTCTTACACCATCACTGCTGGGAAGTATTTCAGGATTGAAACAAGTCTGTCTTGATTTGCCATACTTATTATCAATAAAAGACCTTACATATCTCTCAAATCCCTCTCCTCCATCATCATAATAAGAGTCTGACATCCATTCAATAAGATTACCCAGAGCTGATGGAGCTGTATATACCTGATAATTCTTACCATTACTGTATACTGTAGAGGTTGAGACACTAACAGGAACAGCAGTCTTAAGGAAGTTAATCAGCATTGCCATAGTATCCTGCTTTCTCTTATTAAGAAGCTCATCTTTATTCCAAGGAACATAGACTGTGCCTTTTCTTCCATTAGCACTGGTAAGCAAGTCTCTGATAAGTCCTACTATAAGAGTAGCCTGTTTATAAGGCATAGATGACAGTACAGCATAATAATCTCCAAATCCTATACTCTTAAGAACATCAGAGATAGTTTCTATATTGTCTCTTCTGTCTCTTCTTCTATTGGCATGTCCTATTTTATCCAGCCTGTCAAATATACTTCTTACAGTATTTACATCTGTCCTTACAAGACCAAGACCTGATGAGTCAACTATTTTGAATACCTCTGAATCACCTGCTAGTACATTCTTCTTAAAGTCTCCTAATATCTTAAGTTTCTGTTGATATTCTATAAGATTATTTTTTCTGACATCTATTTTAGTTACAGTCTTTCCCTTCTCATACTTAACTGTTTCATCTATAAAGGTATTTACATATTCAGTTCTGTTGGTATGAAATATCTTAAAGAACTCTGCTTGTATCTCAGGATTATTTTCAAGAAGCTGTGCTATTTGGGGATACCAAGGATATTTGGTTACAAGTCTACTATCCTTTAATCTGGCAATCATATCCTCTCCAGTCTTAGCAGTATGTAAACCATCAAGTAGCCCTAATACTACCTCACCTCTCTCAAGAAACTCAATTACACCAAATTCATTGAAGATGTAATCTCCTGCTTCCCAATAAGGATTGCCATCAGTATCTATCTTCTCTGTATATTCTATTTTATAAAGAGTGGAGAGTAATTGTTTAAGTACTTCAGACATCTTATTTTCAACAGGTATTTCTCTATTATCAAAAGACCATGCCTCCCTATCACTCTCCTCTTCTTGAGAAAGAGTCTCAGGTCCTTCTTGAGTACTTTCCTCAGATGAGAATACAGGAGATATTCCAAGTTCATGAAGTAATCTTGAGGGTGCTGCTGTAAGTAGTTCATTAAAATGTCCTCTCATCCATTTCTGTGCTGACTTGACATATAAAGGAGCCTCAGGGTTAATATTGTCAGGACTTAGAAAATAGTTCTCCTTTGCATAGTTCATAAGAACAGGCAGTGTACTGGGAGTTACTATCTGATTGACACTCTTTCCTATAAAGAAATTCTCTTTAAGAGAAGGGAACAACTCTGCTCTTAGAGAGTCATCAGTTCTAAGAAACTCAACTATCTTTGATAATATCTTAGTAAGACTTATTCCAAGTTTATACTTTATTGAAGGTAATATCTCAGGTATTGAATCTTCTACATCCTGTAATGTAGCTTCTTCTGTAATAGTCTCAGCTTCAACCATATCAATAGCATCTTGCATCATACCTTCAGATGAAAACATTCCTCCTATAGGAGAATCAGAGAGAGCCTCTTTTTCCTCAGGAGTGAGTTTTTCAAACTCCAGTAGAGCAACTGATGAGGAAGTCTCAACACTTGCGGGAGTAAAATTCTGATTAATAAGTCTTATAGATATAGAATATTCTGATGTGGCAAGGTCCTGTATAGGTCTATTATTAACATAGAGCTGGTCATCAGCATCAAGTGAATACAGTTCTCCTATTCTTCCTGAAGGATATATTGTATCCGCTATAATAAGTCCCATACCTCTTACACTTCTTTCAGGAAATGCAGTTTTCAGTATTTTGGAATACAGGGACAATTGATTTGAATATTCACTGCTGAGCTCATTATTACTCTCAATAATATCATTTGCAGTTGTCTTACCTTTAGGCCCTCTACTGGTTGTCTTCATATCATATATATAAAGATTTCCCTTTGAGTCTATAACAAGCAAATCCATTTCTCCTGCTACTGAAAAAGGTTCTCCTTTATAGTCAGTAAGCTGTGCTGCTATAGGAAAAGGAGTAGCCATTACTCTATATCCATCAGGAAACTTCCTATCAAGCCAGTTCTTTACTTTTTCAAGACCTTTGATTACACCTTCCAGTCTATTATTATCCATGTTAGAGTAATTCTTCTTCAATTCTCCATTAAAGAAGTCTCTTGTTATAGTATCAAATGCTCTACCTATAGCCATAGCAGGACTATCAGTATGGTATTTACGCTCTCTTCTATAAGCCTCAGCTGAAAATGTCCTAAAGTCTCTTTTTCCATAAGTAGATACAGATATATCAGCTGGTCTCTCTCTGCCATCAGAACCTATAACATAATAAGTATGGTCATTTCTAAAATCATCAGACTCTCTTACTACAGACTTAAAGTAATCAACAATATCCTGCAGTATAAGTTCAGACATCTCTATATCATCAAAAGGCTTTACATCAGGATTCTCACCAGTCACTCTGCTCCTTACATAGTCAAAAGCCTCATCCTTATATCTGTACCAGAACTTCTGAGGTATATTCTTTGCAACACAGAACTCTCTTATGTAGTTAAGTATCTGGTCTATTGATACCTCCGCAGTTTTCTCATACTGTGAGAATCTTTCCTTGAATTGCTGTTCATTAGATATATCAATACCATCAACTCCTCTGAATCTCCAACCCTTAGGAGCATGGACACTGCTTGGGATATCTAGTCTCTGTGCTGCTATGATGCCTGCTTCATCAACTCCAGTCTGACCACCACTTCTTATCTCAGATATATTGACTCTGTTGCTACGCAGAAATATTATAGCAGAAGTAATGACATCATTGACCTTACTTTGGGTTATACCACTTTTATTAAAAGTATATAATCCATTTCCCGCTATATTCAGTTTTATACTTTCCCCTTTATATCTTCTGGCTATCTCATCCAGTTCTACTTCTGAATAATACAGATTATCATTAGATACTATCAGTTTTATTCCATTCCATTTATCTCCAGCTACTTTTTTGGTAAGTCTCTCTCCAGCAGTATTAAAATCTACTGCAAATGCAATAGTTGCATCAGACCAGTCAGCATTCTCTTTGGTTCTCTGCTGATAATTTGAGGTTCTTGATTCTGTGAATACTGTAGAAGATGATATTTGTGGAATATTAGAATTAATTTCCTTATGCAGTTCCGTTATCTCTTTAGTAGGAGCAATACATGTTATATTTCCCATATTGGTTTAATTAATTGTTTTAATTGCAAATGTATAAAAAGATTTTCATTTACACAAATCCTTAAATGTAATAATTAAGGAAATACTAGTATAACTATTAGTGCAGCATATAAGAAAAAATAAGGAGGAAAGTATTTTACTCTCCTCCTCACAACAAACTAATTTATGTGCAACAACCAAGATTATTCTACTACATATTTTACTCCATTATAGATAAGCTGAGATATGGTGTTGATATTCACTAATCTCTCGCCTGTCTCCTTCTCAGTCCTCTCAATATCCATGTCCATACATTTGTATTTACCATCTCTTGAGACAAACTGCATTTTGTAACCTCTCAGTACTCTATCCTCACCTTCAATATAATCCTTTACAGGATTATTCTGAATAAACTCAAGAGCTTCCTTATAGGCTACAGCCATAGATTTCTTCTGCTTCTTAGCCTTGTCAATCAGAGCAATAGCCTCAACTCTCTGAGCCTCTCTTTCAGCCTCAAACTGTTTCTTAGTCTTGACTTTATCCTGTTTCTTGAAGACTACAGTAAATACCTCAGAAGACTTGATACTCTCAAAGATAGTCCTTATACCAGGAGTACCATCTTTCTTATCCTCCTTAGTAACTTTTACTTCCTTTTCATACTGGTCTGAGGTATTGAGCATATTATGAACATACTCATTACTAAGACTGACAGTCTTCCCACTCTCAAGGTGCTCAAATACAATACTGTCTTTCTTTACTCCTTTTACAATGTAATGAGACTCTTCTGAAAAGATATCTCCTACTTCAATTTCTGCAAGATTTATTCTCATATTTTATTGATTTTAAGATATTACTTCTTTTGAATAGGCTGCATATACAGCAGTCATTTCAGCATCATCTTTGAATTTGAAGCTGTCCATAGTAGTATAGTACATTGCCTTAGTAGCCTCTCCTCCTCTTGCCAATGCAGCAGCTTCAACAAGTTGTGAGGTTTTTGAGCTTGTACTAAATGGAGCACTGACTCCATTAGTCATCTCTGAGAGCTCTTTATACCATTGATTACCTCCTATAGCCAGTGTATCAAACTTGATTCCTTTCTCAGCAGCCTTCTGAGCCTCTATTTTCCAATCAATCTGATTATTGACTACTCTATCAAAATAGGAATACCCTATAGAATGAGGTCTTGCATCTGCAATAAGAAGAACTGCCTTAGTAGAGTCTTCCCTCCAGTTGGTTTCCTCTACTATCTTCTTGATGACAAGTTCATAGAACTCATCACTATCACCTCCACTTGTATTCTGTGCCTTAGTGATGAACTCTATAAGTCTATTCTCATTATCAGTAAGCTCACATACTTGATATGCCTTACCAAATCTATCTTTGCTTGGCATATCACAATAATCACCAAAAGCCACTATTCCTATCCTCAAATCAGGATTCTGCTTGAACAGTTTAGGAATCAGCTCTTTCACATGCTCTTTGACTGCATCAATATAACTTCTCATGGAGCCAGTAGTATCAAATGCAATCACCATGTCAAGCTTACCATCACTGGAAGACAGCTCTTTCTTCTCTGTCTTTTCTTTCTTTTTAATTAAATTCGTTCTCATATTCCTTTCTTACTAAGTACATTCTTTCTTCTTTCTCATCATAGACAGTAGCAGAATTGTCAGGAGTTAATTTATTCTCCCAACAAAACTGCATAAATCCAAATATACTCTTGAATCTGAATACTTTAGGATTACCTAACTGCCATGCTTCTCTTAGTTTGTCTATATTCATAGCCAACCATTCCTAATAAACTCTTCATGCAGAGGTTTGGCAAGTTCCTGAGCTTGGGGATGAGCATTAGAAGCACATCTTAATTCAAAAAAGTGTTTCCAATCATCCACAAAGCCAGTCATTACAAGTTCTGTTTTAAGTGCATTAGGAAGTACTGTTCTTGCCTGTTGAGGTTTCCATCCTTGACTTATTAAATCAAAGTAGTCATGCTCAGACCAAAGGCAACCCCATAAGAATCTACCTTCAGGAGTGGTAGTTAAAGGATAAGCATTGATATTATTCTCATGTAACATTATTTGCTTATACTCTCCATCTTCAGAACTTAGCTTGGTTATGTTAGTGTACTTACCTTCAGGAATATTCAACCAGCAAGGCTCAATGAAAGTAACTTCATTACCAAACTTGTCCTTACTATAGTTACAATACCTTGTACTTTCCTGAGCAAAACTAAACACCCTATGCCTTACAAATTCATGAGATACACCTCTATCACACACAAAGTGAACAGTGATTCTCTTTGCATGATATTCAGTAGGTTCACAAAGAAACTTAAGGTCATCAAGCCAACCATTTTCCACAAGTACCCTGTAGTTAGTGGTGATATAAGCCTGCCTTCCATGTAATCCCAATCCCATAATATTACATTTAGAATAGGGATTAGACCTCATCTCTTTTACACTAAAGTTATTACTAAGTATAGTACCAGTTCCAGTATAGTGAGCTATAGTTTTACTTGCTTCAGAATTATAATAGTCTTTGATATGCAAATATACAGTACCATGCTCCAACATAGCTCCATGACCTGACTTAATCATTCTATCTACAAAGGACTTAGCTGAGCCTTCAGTTATTTTGTCCTCTGACTTATAGCAGACTCTACCTGCTCTCTCTATGTGCTCCAACATTCCTTCAAATCCTGAAGGCTGGTCCCATATTTCATGCGAAGATTTAATTAAATTCATAATTATCCAAATCTACTATTTTACCATTCTGACAATCCATAGCTGCCTTTACAGCATCATCAAGATTATCAAATACTGCTGTCATTCCTTCAACAGGGTCAAGAACAAAATTCACTAACCCATTGAAGTCCTCAATTACTACATATCTCATTATCTCTTTATTTTATTCTCTTTATTTTGGTATGCAGCTGACAATCTTCACACCAACATTCTCCATCACTTATGTCATCTATGTACTTATTAGTATTAGCATCAACCCATGCCTGTACCTGAATATTAGTACCACCACATTTGCTACAGCAATATGTAGGCTTTTCCAAATTATCAGGACAATACAGCAAGGTTCCCATAGAGTTCTTATGAACATCCACATCAGGAAATACTTCACTGAGTGCCTTAGTGTTGAAAGGCTTTACAATGAGATGGATTCCTTGTTTAGTAGGCACTTCAGCATAGATATAATTATCTCCTACTTCTTTAAGTGCTTCTACTGAAATATCAGAACCTTTCCTCTTCCAAGCCTCTGCATACAACTCAAAGAGTTTCTCCTTGATAGAGTCCTTCATGGATACATCATCTATATCCACAATCCATTTAGGCATTCTTGACTTGAGTTCACCTGCTGCACTGTTAAGACACTTTCTTGGATTCCTTACAAGACCTTGATGAATATCACTTGCAAGTTTAACAAGCATCAAAGATTGTAATGCACTAAAATCCTTTCCTGCAACATTAATATATGCTCTTGCCTTATAGTGCCCACATAAGAGAATGATTTCATCTCTTACTCTCATAAGATGTTCAGCACTTCTTATAAAGTAAGTCTTGATTGCACCTTCTCTTATCTTTTCTCCTTTATGGTCTTTTGCTCTTTGTACAATCTGGCAATGAAAGAACATATCATTTGCCTCATTGAAATAGAACATAGACTTGATTAGTTCAAAGTTATCTATCATAAGTTATACTATAAATTATACTTTGATGGATATTTTGCATTTTCAAGGATGTAGGTATAATCTTCCCTACAAGTCTCTCCTGTATTCTCATGAACCCATGTCTTTCCTGTCCAGTAAGTACATAAACTGGCTTCTTTTCCTTTCTTATAATTTCTTGTTACATCCTTTCTACCCTGCAACTCTCTTTCTATATAAGCCTTAGCTTCCTTGCGGGTATTAAAGGTGTAAGCTCCTATCATCACAGTCTCATCCTCTAAATCTCCCTTTCTATAAGCAGGTCTATAATGATATTTCTTGACTATATACATAAGATTTTTCTTTTACTCTAAAACAACTTCCATCTCATCAACATTCCACCCCTTCAAATCAAAGATAGCCTGCACTTCCTTCTTTGACTTAGGAGCTATATAATCCCAAGCATTTTGAGGTAGTGTAATCTGCTCTTCCACTGCCTTCTTCAGATTACAATCAGAATAGTCTATATCCTCAAAGTAAGCTCCGTCCTCATCAGTTCCTGTTGCAAGTATTTTATAATCATCTACATAGATATATGCAGACTTGCTCATTGTAATACTGATTGTAACTGGAATAAGCTTCTTTGGCTGAGGTTTTTCATTCCAAGGTGCATTAGGATTATATTCTGCACCAGGGGGATAATATCCACTTTCAGTCATTTTACTTTCTTTTTAAATTAATGCCTAAATTATTTTCTTTTATTAAACGCCGAGCAATTACACACTCAAGTTTATGGGGAATGCTGATGTGCTTTCCTTTACTATTGACATAGATAGCATGGCTTCCATTATTTCTGTCATAATAGAAGCCACTTCTTTCTACTATCCTAATGAACTCTCTCTGTGTATATTGCCTCATTATGACATATTCAATAACCTCGCATATTCATTCTTACACTTTTCACATACATAATACCCTTTATTATCAATAGTTACAGCAGGCTTACCACAATAGTAGCACCTGTTTACTGCATTGAATCCAAGGGCAACACTACTCTTTGTAAAGTCCTTGATTACTTCTCCTATAAGAGTCTGGGCTTGTGAGAATTTCTCTTTTTCCTCTTTGGTCATTGGTGCATCTATAGGAACTGTCATTCCTTTAATTCTCCAAAGAAAATGAACTCTCTTTCTCCAAGACTCCTGTTTAGGAGAAGGGGAGGCATGATAACCTCCCCTATCAGGACTTGTAGAAACTTTATTTAAATCAATCATCTTTCATATCTCCTCCTAATTGTTTAATTCTATCCTTAATATACCAAATAGCCTTCTTCAAGTCCTCAATCTCCTTCTGTTTGTCAGAGAGAGAGGCATCCTGCTTATGGCCTGCTCTAAGGATATACTTGATAGCATTACCCAAGCAAAAATCCATGTGTCTTGTTATATCAATAACTTCAATCCCACACTTGTCTTTTAACCAAGTATAATGGGGAGGATGATTAACATTATCAATCTTCTGTTCCATACTTCTCAAATAATTTGACATCATACTTAACAATTCAGGTGAATCCTCATTAATGTACCCATTTGTCAGAAATTTCAGGTACAGCCCTGATAGTCACCTTCTTACAGAAGATTGCTGCTGCGTACTCCATACATTCACTCAACTTCTTAGCTTCCTGCTCTGCAATCTCAGCTGGTGGTTCAATCAGATATTCATCATGAACATCATTAGGAATGAGGACTTTGAATATAAGTCCATCATTCACAAGATGATTGAAATATCTGATACCAGCAATCTTAGTCATTGCAGCAGCAGTTCCCTGAGAAGGATAATTACATGACTGGTTATCAGAAGCACTCCTTCTTTTCCAAAGATGTTTCATCACTGATACATATACAGTCTCTCTATTAATATCAATGAATCTCTCTTCCACCTTACCTGCTTTCTTTACTTTATATGAATATCTGACAGCTATTTCCTCAATAGACTTTCCTTCAGCAAATCTCTTGGCTATCTCCTGCATGACTGATGGTGGAATTTCTGATATTACCCTGCCACTGTCTCTTGCAGCTTTATAAATATCCCAGAAATCCTCCATACTATTCTTCCTCCTCTCTATACCTTTCAGTATAGGATAGTCATAAATGTATGCCCGAAGTCCAGTTATCTTGGAAATCAAGATATAGCCCCTATTCCACATATCCCTTTTCTGGACTTTGAAATAGCCTGCTATACCATAGAATCTTTTGAAATAGTTGTTATAAATCTCAGTTGCAAAATCTACAGGAATGTTACAATTAGCAGCCATTGTAGGAGCTTGCCCATTATAATTGAAACAGAACCTTGCTTTCTTAGCCAAATCTCTGAGGTCTTTTCTCTTCTTCTTGACATCTTTTTCCTCAATACCATCAAGGTCTTTAGGAAAACACATCTTAGCTACAAATGAATGTCCGTCTCTTTGATTAGGGTCATTATAGAAATCAATCCACTCCTTATCACCAGACAGCTCTGTGAATACATGACCCTCTTGGTCTCCATAGTCGCAGTCTACCAGCATATGTCCCTCTTCAGGGATAAAGGCTGCTCTTGTCTCTTCTGTAGCAGGAAGTTGTTGGATATTGACACTCTTATCATTTGATTGAGTTGCAGTATCCTTATTCTCATCCTCTTCCTCTGCAATATCATCATCCTTAGTCCTGCCTCCCTTTCCTTTTCCTCCTGAACCACAAGACAATCTACCTGTATCCATCATTTGATTGAATGTTGGATGGATTCTATGTGTCACAGGGTTAATGGCATCAAGAAAATTCTGACCAAAGGATGTCACTACCTTGAAGGCTGCTGAATACTCAAGATACAAAGGAACAATGGTACTCTTGTCAGCTTGCAATTCTATATACTTGGACTCCACAGACTTCTTCATTTTGCCTGTCTTCTTGTCTTTAACCCATAAGTCAAATCCAAGTTCCTCAAACAACCTGATTACCTGTTTGGAGCTGTTCCAGTTAATAATACATTGAGGTCCAGTATCAAACTCGGAAAATAGTGTTGGTGCAGGTATAACTACATATACACTGTCAGCAAGTTTGACTGGCTTACCCTTCTTATGAGAGTCATAGTTATTTGCAATTAAAGAAGGGTCATTCTTCTTCATCACATAATCAACTACCCACTCATTCAGTTTCTGCTCGGCAATTTTCAACCTCTCTGCATCTTTAACCATCTTGGCCTTCCACTTCTCAGGGTCAAGTCTGATACCACAAAATTCAATATATGCAAGAACTCTTACAAACTCATTCTCAATATCAAGTGCAACTCTCTGGCCTCTTGCACTGATAATTGGTAACTGACTGTTCATAATATCTTCAAGATACACTACATCATTTGCAGCATAAACTATGACATCCTCAGTCATTCCTGCATGTATCTGCCCTCTCACAGTCTTGTCAAGAAAGACATTCAAATATCTGTCACAGCAAGCCTGTAAAGAGAGGGAGATAATGCCCGGAGGAAAACCAAGATATAGAATCTTTTCAGCCAAATAAGTATCATAGACATTTCTGACTACAATATGTTCCTTATATAGCCATCTTAAGTCAAATTTTGCATTATGAATGATGAATAATCTGTCACTTTCAAGATAGTCTTTATACTGTTTGACATCAGTGGTCAAGCAATCTATTACTACTTGATTCTCTTTATTACCTAATTGAAGGGTAAGCAACCAGCCTTGCCATATTTCTGTACCTGTAGTCTCAGTATCCAAGCCTACAATCCTAAGAGGCTCCAGTATTCTTAAGGACTCCTCTACAGAGATACACTTATACTTGGCATCAGGAAATTCAAATAGTTCTCTCTGACCAGTGACAAAATATATCATATCATTCAAATGTTATAGTATGACCATATCCAACAACAAAGTCAATTGATTTGACTATTGCATCAGCCTCTTCAAGCAATGAACCTTCAACTATCATAGGGCCTCCTGATGGGTCAATGAACTTTCTCTTATCATCAACATACCCCATTCTAAGAGTAGGTATATCAGTCTTGATTACATAAGTCTTTGATTCCTCACCATTTGGTTTTCTCATCTTCTTGAGGTAATTATTGGAACCACCTCTTGAATGTAGCCTGATAATATCTTCCATCACCTAATGTATGCTATAAGTTCCTTAAAGTCAAGGACATACTTATATCTCTCAAAGAACTTACTTCCTAAGATACCATGTATTTGAACTCCAGACTCCTGCTTTACTACACTGAATGCCTCATCCAAATCAGCAATACTAAACTCTTCTTCAAATACCTGATTCTTGTATGTCACAGACATTTTACAGAACTGGTTACTAACTTTATTCCCTTCAATTCCAATAGTATCCATCTTCTTACCAGTCTTCTCATGGTCAAGAAGAGAAATGATAGAGCTGTTGATGTAAGATACATTACTTCCTGTATCCAACAGAAAGTTCAGTTTCCTATTGCCATTATAAAATGTCACCACAGGCAGCTCTACCAAATCCATAGCTTCCTTAAAGGAGATTTTACTATTGTTCCTTTTCCTTCTACTATCAATGGTATTGGCAATAATTACTACTGCCAATACCAAGATAACCACACCAATTATTTCCAAACTCATGTTTCATGCTTTTTTTTTTGGTTACTACTTAATTCCAGTGCTTCCTAATCCGCCTCTATTAGTATCACCTAAGTCATCAACCTGTATAAGCCTGATACCTGAGCTAAGCACCCATTTCAGTTTCTGCCACATAGTAGCCTTCTGACTTAGCTGTATCCTGAACTGACATACTCTATCTCCTTTATGAATATCAGTACCTTCCATAGGAGATATTACATATTTCCACTCATCATTATTTCCATTATAGCAGTTATCAATGATACCCTGCCCATTTGGGATGAAAATCCTCATTTTCTTAGGACCACTGCTTCTTGATGCAACTATAGCTTCAAATCCTTTAGGAAGTCTAGCTGCAATTCCTAAAGGAATATATTCTACAGGCATATGGACATCTCTGTACTTTACATTATTCTCTTGATATTGTACTCCAGCTTGAGCCGCAGGTATATGTATGTCTATAGCAGACTTAAGGTCTATCCAGTCACCTTTCTCACTGATTTCAGGCATACAGCCATCTGTTAAAACTTTTACTTTTATCTTCAGTTTCATAATGATTCTATTAGTTCTTGTTTTGTTCTGAATAACTGATGAGGGGCAAATCTTGGAGCATAAGTACTTCCCCCATGCTCTTGCATTGTATATTCCTCACTTATCCAATTAGGTCCACTTATTCCTATTCTTATACTCCAGACATGGCCTATTTGAATTTTATCATTATGCATGAAATACACCTCATCTCCTATGTTAAATTTTGTGTTAATTGTCATTGTACTTTCTTATAAATTACTGTGTAGCACTCTTCATCAACTGTAAGTTGTGCTATTTCATATTCACCATCCTTACAGACTGAGTTTATTTTCTCCTCCAGTCTGTCATCTCTTGTGTAATAAGCTACCTTATACATACTATCCACATTTTGAGTAACCACAGGAAGGACATGACTCACATCCCCCAGAATGCACCAATTCAGCACCACATTCAGGACATGTACCTCCTTTCTCAACAGGCATATACTTGGCAAGTACCCTGCACATAGCTGATGAGAATGAGGATATATTGTCATTTACCTTCTTTGCTGTCTTGATAATATACTTGATATTGACTCCATGCCTGAGGAGCATACTGCTATATAGTGTAGCTGCCTTCTCTTCTACAGAAATGTCTGTATCAAGAATATTAGCTATTACCAGGTCTTTTGAGTACAGATTATATACCCCCTTCTTCACCTTAGTAAGAGTTCCTTTAGCATCTGTGATATTCACATTCTTCTTCAGTCTGAATACAAATACTTCATAAGGCTTATCCTCATACAGACCAACACATACTATGAAATATTCTCCTCCTACCTTCACTTTATAAATATCACAAGGCAATACTGTAGGTCTCTTAGGAGCACCTGTCACAGGAATACTCTCTGGCTTCTTTATAGTCAGAATACCTTCTCTATTACATCCAGCCCTATAGATAGTAACCCCCTTTAATCCATTCTTCCATGCTTCCACATAGATATTATACACATCATCAACAGTGGCCTCATTAGGAAGATTAATGGTGGAACTGATGGAAGCATCAGTGTACTTCTGTAGCACTGCTTGCATCTTAATTCTGTCAATAGAAGCTATATCTTTAGACTCTACAAAGTAGTCGGGAAGTTCCTCATTCTCTCTAGGTGTAGCATATTTACTCTTGAGAGTATAAAAATAGTCATCAACTATCTTGGCATTGACATCATAATAAGTGTCCTTACCATTCAATGATTGAGTCTTCCTTGTGTACTTCAATGCAAAGTTAGGCTCCACTCCAGTACTTACCTGTAACATAGTAGCTATACTGCCTGTAGGGGCACAGGTTAATAACTGACTATTGTGAAGACCATAGATTCTTATGTCATCAAGCATATACTTAGGAAGCCCAATAGATTGGATGAATGATGATTCCACCAATTTCTCCTTATCACACATAGGATAGCATCCATTGACTTTTGCAAGTTCAAGAGATGCTGCTACAGATGCTATTGCTATAGTCCTATAAACACTTTCAGTCAATGCCAATGCCTCTTCTGAGCCATAAGTTCTACCCATCTTAATAAGCATATCAGCAAGCCCCATAGTACCTAAGCCAATCTGTCTCCAATTCTTCACAGACTCTCTTTGCTCATGTAAGGGATGAAGCATCATCCCTTCATTAAGTACTTGGTTAAGGCCCAGCACTGCTATTGAGACTGCCTCTTCAAGTCCTTCCCAATCTATATAAGCCTTATCTGTGAAAGGATTGGTTACAAATTCACTAAGATTAATGCTGCCCAATAGGCAACTTCCTCCTGCCGGCAGTGGCTCTTCAGCACAGGGATTTACCCCTGCATAACTGAATCTTTCATCATTGTCAAGCATATTATATCCTGTGATTCTGTCCCAGTAAAGTAGTCCTGGCTCTGCCCATTCCCAATTCCTTTTGGCAAGTAACTTGAGTAAGTCCCTTGCCTTAAAGGTCTTAGTTATAGTACCAGTCTCCTCACTTGTAAATTCAGTTACCCAATCCCTATCATCAATAGCTGCCTGCATGAAATCATCAGATACCCTGATACTGATATTAGCCTTCTCACATACACCCTGCTTAGTCTTGAGGTTAATAAATTCCTCAATATCAGGATGTCTGCAATCAATACTAATCATCAGTGCTCCTCTTCTACCTGACTGCCCTATAAGACCAGTGATATAACTGTATAAATCCATGAAACTTACAGCTCCAGAAGTACTCTTGGCTGCATTATGAACTACAGCATTCTTAGGTCTTAGATTGCTGATGTCTATACCACAGCCCCCACCATAACTGTAAGTTCTTGCCAGTTTCCTTCCTGCTTCAAAGATAGATTCTATGTTGTCATTAGGAGGAGTTATAACATAACAATTACTGTAAGTAACTCTTCTATCAGTAACTCCTCTACTTGCAAGGATTCTACCTCCAAACAGGAATTTCTTATCTTTTATAAGCTGTCTGACATAAGGGTTTCCACCACTTACTCTGTCAAGCCACTCTTCAAAACTCTCATTATTTATCCTGTACTTCTTATCCCAAATATCCAATGAGAGTTGATTATTTCCAAGCCATTCTTTTTCTATCATAGTATGTTAAGCCATTTTCTTAAATCATTTGACTTTGTTTCTTCTATTCCAATAGGCACTTTTGGTCTTGAAGAGAGATAAGTATGAAGTTCATTGCCTATCTTGAATGGGTCTCTGAACTCAATCTGCTCATTCCTACCAAAAACAAGTGTGCCTACTGACTGTGTGAATGGGCAAGTCCACACCAATGGTGTAAGAGTCCTCCTATTGACTACTATGAAATCATAATCAAGCAATCTGAAGTCTTTAAAGTACTCATCCTTATCCATATTCTGCCTTATGATGGCCCAGTATAGTCTTGCTTGAATATCATACCTCCACTGTACAAATGACTTATAGAAATCCCACTCTGTATGGGAACTTGTCTTTAAATCACATGGCTTTACCCACTTCTCCTTATGATTGACTATAATCAAGTCAGCCATATTTCTATAAGTTACCCCATCAAATTCACCTTTGAATTTTAGCTGATAGAATCTTTCAATATCAGGCTCAAAGGGATTATTTTCAGCAAAGTAGAACTTGGTAGCCCCACTCTCTTTAAGTGCCTTTACTGCATTGCATATATCTTGATAAGTGCCAGTATCAAGTATAGCCCTGCCACCTGCCACATACAGCAGTTTATAATACTCTGCACCTTTCTCCTTGATAACTTTAGCTCTTGTCTCTGGTTTCCAGTTATTCTGATAGTTATACTTTGAGGCCATCTCAATAATAAAATCATCCTCTATGGACTCTAAGGTCCTATTAGTAGAATGACGCCACTGAAATAGCTCTTTCACTATAGTGACTATACTGTCAGGAACTGGAGGAAAATCAGCAACCATAAACTCCTTATCAAACTCTTCCTGACCACCTGTGATAAGTGCATCTACAGCACTGCCAAAGGTAAGGGATGGGGTCTCCAATTTATCAAATAAATATTCAAGATTATTGAATCCTTCCCTCTCATACCTTGCTAATGTGGAATAGCTTAATGCAGGGTCAGCTCTGTATGTAGACTCATCAACTTTCCAAGATATATCATATAAAGATTTTCTCTCCATTAGTAAAACTCCTCTTCAAATTCACAATCATCCAAGTCCTCACCATATATACCATTTTCAGGCATCTCCAGCTGAATAATGTACATATCTACCTCAGACTTCAATCTGCTTAAATCCTCAAGACTTACCATTAGGTACTCTTCTTTTGGATTGTCACTCTTCAGACTCTTTCTCACCTTATATATAGCTGAGTCTATCAGCTCTTTTAGTGAATCAAAGTCTCTCTCATTTAGGAACTTATGCCCCAAAGGAATGTCTCTTTCAGGCAAAGAGCACATCAATGCCTTCATTCTCTCTACTGGCTTACTCATAGTTCTTAACAATTTCAATTGCCTGTAAAAGCTGCTTCTTAGTATATACCTCAAAGTACAATGATTTCTTTCCAGTAGTAGCTAATATATTGTCAAGGTATTTCCTGAATAGTTTTTTCTTTATATAAAAGACATCATTTTCCATACCTTTAGCTTCAATCCAGACATCAATACCATTGTACTCAAAGTATATATCAGGAGTATATCTTATAGGATGTACTATAGGACTTTTCTCTACCAGAATCTTAGAACTTCTTGGGTCTCTTCTATCTCTTTGAGTATCAGTTTCCTTATCATAAAAAGGAGTAATTGATGTAAATCCTTCCCATACCACAAAGGTTCTTGGTTCATATTTAGGCTTGAATCCCAGCTCAAGAAGAGTCTTATACAGACTCTTCTCTAACTGAGATTTAAATGTGATTCCAAGAGTTTTAGTCTTAGTAGCCCCTCTAATCTTCTTATTTTCCACTTTTGAACATTTCCTTGAGTACATCTCTTACAATTCCACAAGCAATCTTTGCGTCATTTATAGACCTGAATGCTGCAAAGTTTCTGTAGTTCTTAATATGAGCCTTATTAGCTTTTGTAATTCTACCATCAGTCATAGAGATTACATAAATCTCAGGGCTGTTCTCAATGTGGTCTTCATACTTCTTATCCAACTCAATGGCAATCTCTCTGAGTATCATAGAGAATGCAGCAGCAGGAAGAATTGAGTCCACACTATTGAGATAGTTATAGACCTTCTCAGGTTTCCAACCAAGTCTGGCTGCAATCTTCTCAATGTAGAAGTTTATGTCCATAGGAATCTCACTTTTTGCACCCTGACTGCAAGGACAGCCAGCCTTATGAGGGCATTCCTTCATGGGTATCAGCACACCCTCCTCAATCAGTTTGGGCAAGGTCTCCTCATTCACAATAATTTCCTGCACAGAAAACATCTTACCAAAGATGGTGCCTGTCACTCCATGCTTAACAATTCTGTCGCCCATTTTAACTTCTTGGCCATTTTTCAAAACAAATTTCTCCATTTTTTTTTTATTTTAGAAAGTTAATACTCTTGATACCAAGTAATTGGTATCCCATATTTATCTTTTGTAAGTTCACTGATTTGTTCAAATACTATATGTGGCATAGGCTCACCTGTTCTTGCAAAATATGCAGGATGATTCTCCTCCAATACAGTATTAAACTGCTTATTTATATAAGGCTTGAATGTCTGAGCCTGTTTACCAAATAAGACATAAATTATACCAGGCTCATTCTCAGATAGGTTCTTCAATAAACTTGCTATAAATGGTCTCCACAGCATTACATGGGAACCTATCCTGTTCATTTCTACTGTAAGAGCTGAATTAATCATTAAAATCCCCTGTTTCGCCCAACTCTCTAATGTGGGGTCAAAGATAATACAATTATATGGAACTTCAAAATTTATTGCAGCTTCTTTTACTATTTGTAAAGAAGGAGACAAATCTTCATCTCTTGTCCCCTTCTTATTACCAAACAGTATTCCAGTAGCCACTCCCTTCTGAGGGTATGGGTCACAACCCACCATTACAACTTTAAGACTGTCATAAGGGCAAACCTCAAATGCTTTAAACACATCACTTTGTGCAGGACAAATAGGTTTTCTTCTATATTCCAATGCAAGTTTATTCAGTACAGAATCAAGCTCCTTTCTGTCTATTACCCTCATCCATCTACCAAAATACTCTTCAAGTGTCATAGAAATTGATTCAGTACATCATCTACATTATCTATAAGTAATTGATTCAGTACATCATCTGAGCACTTCTGAGGAGATGGTTTGGCAGGATGTTCTATGAACCTATTCACATCATCAATCAGTACCTGAGGTTTGGTTCCTTCAGGGATGCCATCCCAGAAGTAATTATGAGTATTGATTGAGCCCATATTGTGTGATATATAGAAAGGAATAATCTTTTTGAGAATGGACTTGCTCATCAGACCTTCATTTCTCAAAAACACTTGTGGGCCTACATGTATTACAGGCTTATAATAAAACATCATCTGTTTCCCTACATCTTCTGTCTTTTTACAAACAATAGTACATAGAAGCAGGATATTGAAATCTTTATCCAATATAATCCCCTTGCCTCCGTAATACACTTCTCCTTTGTTTGTTGTAACTTTCTGCAACCTCTGATTGAAGTTGGTTCTTGAAAAGAAGATATTCACTATACTGTCAGCAGTTCTTGCTGCCAGATTATATGTATTCACATACATTGGAATGACTATTTTTCCTACATGACTTATATGTGGATACTCCAGATTCCTCCTGACTGTAGACTCTACAACAGACCTTGCAAAAGTAGGAACCTCAATCTCATCTGAGGACACATCAACTACAAACAGCCTGTTGAAGGCATTATGTCTGCCAAGTGTAATCAACTCATTAGCTACCTCACCTACTGAAGTATCATCAATCCAAGAAAATACTTTTTTCAGAGTGCTTGCATATCTCCAGCTATATTCCATTATGCTTCAGTTTTATAATACATAGTTTCTGCATTGTATGTAGTATAGAATGGCAGGTCTCTGTCAATAAGAGGATTATTCTGATTTGCTACAAAGTTCACAAACAAATTGACCATAACAGATGCAATCATGTTAGCCATGAATGTAGTCTGCTTATATGAACATACTGTTGCATCTGCCTCTATATCAGAAAATAGGAACTCCCTTCCATATCTGTTGATATTGAACTCATCATCTCCTTTAATACAGAGTACTTGGAACTCTTCTGCTGCCAGTCTTCCATCTATATACAGACAATTAGCTCTTTCTGATGCAGGTTTATTCTGTACATGATTTAGCCATTTACTAAAGAAGAGCCTTCTTGCAGCCATATTGTCAAAGCCACAAATCATGATGTCAGCAGCTTCACTAGTCTCATCAAATCTTTCAGGAACTGCAAATGTACTGCCATAATCACAATATCTACTAATCATCCCTGAGAGAGCACTTACTTTGTGATTTCCTATATCATGCATACTATATAACTGGCCTGACATATTAGCAGTTTCAACTATATCAGGGTCATAAATAAAGAGTGCAGCAGGCTTCATTCTTGCCAATAGAAAACCTACATAAGAACCAATACCACCAACACCTGCAAGTAGAATAGTCTTCTTCTGAATTGCTTCATACCAAATAGCAGAGCTGAATCTTGAAGTAGACTCATCAACAAGCAGTGAATCTGAATTTACAGGAATCTCACTGTGTGCCTCCTCCACTACCTGTGCCAACAGTTCCTCTTCTTCCTTTGAAAGAGGACTACTGTCAGGTTCACTGTTAGGAAGAGGTTCAATATGTTCTGTTGCTGCATTCTCATGCCTTCTTATTGCCTCAACTATTATACTGAACTGATGGTCATTGATGAAAAGAATATGACCATTACCAAAAGACAGCTGATATGTATAAGGTGCCTCACTATAAGGCTCAATAGAGGGAATGAGACCATGATGTACACCAAAAAGTATTGTATCAAGTTGTGTAGAATCTACATAAGATACACCAATTGCTTCAGGCCCAATTACATTTTGAGTAGTTTCCTCTGTTATAGGCTCAGCAGGCTCTACACTATCAGATATTGTATCCATTAATTCTTCCATTTCATTTACTTTAAATTAAATATCCTCTAAGAATATCAATATACTTCTTAATATATACATTTTCAGGCAACTTGGTAAGTTCCTTGATTATACTGTAAGCACATATTGCAGCAATCTCATCATCACACAGTCCCATTTCTATAAGGTCACTATCCTCAGCGAACCAACACAGGAACTCAATATAACCTTCAGCCCATGACTCAAACAACTTCATTCCTTTCTTACCTTTACCAAATCTTCTTTCATAGAGAGGAACCATACCCTGTGCCCATTTCCTAGCATCAATCTTACTTGCATTAGGTATAATAATACTTCCTGTAACAAGTTGAAGCACAAGTGATTTCACAGTTTCCTTATTGAACTCTACATGATTATAAGGCACATCATTTGAAATCTTATTATCAATATAGTCATAATCAAAAAGGGAACTGTCACTATCCTCTCTAACAACCTCATTGGCAGGACCTGCTTGTCCCATATATGATTGTGTTACTTTCTTACCAATTTCAGGGAACAGAGTACCCTGCTGAGGCTTACTACTTTGCCAATTACCATACCCACCAGCATATACAGGCTGCTTAAGTGCCTTTTGTCTGGCTTTCTCTGCTTTGACATTCTTAATTTCCTCAAGTCTTGCTTTAAGTTCCTCACGAAAGGAACTGCTCTCAAACTCAATCTTCAGATAAAACCACTCAAGTTCCTCACTTTCCACTGTATAGGTCTTGGTATCTGTTATTTCCTCATCCTCAAAGGTAGGATAGGAGAAATCTTCTGTGATAGTCTTTACAGCTTTTACCTTTCTTGTAATGGCAGCTGTATATGTACCCTCATTATTGACAATCAGAGATACAAAATGATTCCTGTCTATGCCTTCTTCCTTCAGAGTAGCAGTATCTGTACCACTGAAGAAGGTACTCATGTTATTATGTGACTAATTGTTATCTGTTAGGCTCTTTATCCTAACATTCTTGTTTTTAATAAAAATAGTTAAATATTATAACAAAGGGACTTATCTTGTTGCATAATTAAATTAAAAGTCTTATCTTTGTACATAATTAAATAAATAGATATATGAAATACCCAGTAAATGTACATTATTTTGATGTAATTGATTCTTATTCAAAAGCCTATATCTTAGGGTTTATAGCCGCAGATGGTGCTTTAGTGAAAGGTACATCAACCTCTTCCACTTCTTTAACCATTACGGTTAAATATGAGGACAGAGCTGTTTTATATTTTATAAAGAATCAGTTACAAGATATTAATAGAAAATTGCTTGAAATTAGAAGAAAGAGTTCCTTTGATAAAACTAAGGAAATCCATCATATCAGATATACAATTTCTAAAAGACCTATAATAAATGCTTTAAGAAGATATGGTATCACTGAGAATAAAAGCTTATCTATGGATAATATATTATGTAATATACCTATGGAATATAGAAATGCTTTTATAATAGGATACTTTGATGGAGATGGAAGTGTAACTGTCTTAGATAGAGAAAGAACTAATGATAGGGGATACTTGTGTAAAGATTATTCTTTATACATAAGTATAAGAGGTACACAGAAATTCCTTGAAGGAATATGTGACCACCTATCTATAGATAAATCTCATATAAGACAATATGATTCCATACCAAGATTAGCATTTGCATCTAAAAAAGATGTTATGCAATTCTTTAATTGTTACAATAATTTAACCTTTTATTATAAAAGGAAACATGATAAATTCTTACAAAGAATAAATCATTCCTCTTATGATAAATATAAACAAGTTCAGACTATATCATCACCTATAAAATAATCTATAGGGCTGGGCACTCGTGTCACTATTATATTCTGCAATAGCAGTTTCAAGTGTTAGTCGTTGAACCTTCAAAAGGGTTTTAACCCTAATGCTTGGCTGCTGATTGTGGTTTATCTACCAGTTTCCAGCAATTCACCCAGTTTTACATCCACTCACACTTAATGGATGAGTCCCATCTGACAGTCAAGCAACTCAGGATTATCAGTCATATAGCTGATTACATCAGGAGACATATCAAACTCTGTATAGGCAGCAGTTCCAATATCCATGACATAAATATCCACACATCTGATAGCCAAAGTACCATCCTCAAACCTCCCTTCTGGTTTATAGAAGAGAGTGCCAGACCATTCATCTTTCCATATTTGCTGGCATATATATCTTATCTTTTTCTCAACCTCTTCAGGTATAATTAGCTTAAATGTATCTGACTTCTTCACTAATTCTATTACCTTCTTGGTCTCTTTGTTCTGCTTTTCCATATCTGTAATTAATTACACGGAGAATTTTCGACAATATATACAATGCTATATTAACATTGAGTACAACAGATTTATTACTTTCCTTCACTTCATTGATGTCTGTAATGTGGATAAGTACATCCTCACCTTTAAAAGTACACATTTTCTTACCATTATAGGCTGTATATGAATTTATCCTATCAATAGAATCCCCATAATAGATTCTATTGTTTGCTACAATGCATTCTTTCAATAAGCCACAGCTCTTGAGTGTGGTAAAGATATATTTTGACTCTTTGTTATTGAATCTTTTATTATACCAGTCAATGAACTCATTACTGATTACAAGCATGTACTCAGTAAAGGACATACCAATAGAATAACTTCCATCCACATAGTTGAATCTTAATTTACCCTGTCTGATGAAATGAGAAGTAAAGTCCTTAATCATCGCATCCATACCATCTCCATAATAGTTAAGTTCATTAACCAGTCTAAATTCAGTTTCTCCAGCATTCATTCCTGAGATGCCAAGACTTTCCAATCTGTGATAAGGAACTCCTTCAATGGATTCTACCTCAACATATTTACTCAACTCAAGACAGAACAGTTTCCATATATCAGGGTCAAATCCTCCATCAATGTTGAGACGGGCCATAGTATTATTGATAGGACCAGAGCCTGTACATGGACTCTGAAACTCTGTAAAATTACGTAGAGGAATTTGGCTTACATGAGAATGCATATAATTATTACGGATATGAAGATAGGTATATTCAGCTCTATTAAGAGAAAAATAACCATTCATTGAGCCATTATACAGCACTTTGACCTTTGCATACAGGTGGTTAATATCCACAAATCTATTATATTCATTGGTAATCCTCACATGGGGGAAATGTACAAGTATGAATCCTGAGCTGAAATTCATCTGTCCTATACTGTCTATCATCCGTCCACTGCAAAGTTGATTAAGGACTGAATCAAGTACCTCATCTTTCAGGTCAGTTAAGGGCTTTCTTCCATAATTGTTATAATCCTCCCTGCTCATACCAAGTAAAACTCGTGGGGCATAGTCAGAGATAGGAGTGACATCAAACCATGACTTGAGTTCATCAACCCCTATGAACCCCTGCATATCCACCTTATCCTCACCAAAGAAATCATTGAATATGGCCAGCACCTGATTAGGCCTGTCCATAATCAAGGAATACAGTTCCTCTATCTTACTTTCTATTAATTCATTCATATAGAGTAAAAAAAATAGGTGGGGGACATTTCTATCCACCCACCTTTAGTTAGACACCAACTTTACTATCTTGTAAAGTCGAACATTCTGTCAATTTCATCATCAGAGTAAGGAGATGCAGAAGAAGGCTTGTAATCCTCAGAGACAGCTGCCTCAACCTTACCACCAAGAATGTCTTTAATTTCCTCTACCTCATCATCACAGATAACTCCATTGTCTGTGAGGATAGTAAGCAGTTCAGAAATTGCAGCCCTTGCCTTGGTATCTACAACCTCAGCAGCATCAGTCTGAGTATCAGGCTCTTCCTTCTTAGGCTTAGCCACTTTCTCTTCCTTTACAGGTGCAGGCTTTGATGTAGACTTCTCATTTACAAGTGCAATGAGGTCAGCAGTCTTGCACATGGTGAAGTTCTTGCCAAATCTCTTTACACACTCTTCCTGTAAGCCATTTGCTTTGATTGCAGCATAGGCATCTGCTCTGCTCATACCAGCACCACTCTTGATTTTCTTGTTGGTGTTGGTCAGCATGAATACCAGCTCATTGGTGGTCTGTCCCTTGTAGGGTATATCATGAGGAAGAACTGAGGCATCATCCTTCAATTCTATCTTGGAAACACCCTCATAGAAGGTCATACCATCATAGTCAATACCATTCTGTCTCAAGTCAGCTTTCAGTTCAGCCAGAGTAGTAGCTGCTGACATGATTACACTCTTCTTCTGGTTTCTCGTAGAAACCACTGTAATTTTTCTTGCTTCCATTGTATTATTCTCTTTATGTTAGATACTTTTGTTAATAAACAGACCTATCATGATTTCTTTGAATTTTTCTTTGTCTTGAAGAGAGTGATATAGGTCTGAAATATCCTTCCCTCCTTCAAATTTAGGTAATACTACATTAGTGAACCCAGTTGATTCTGAAAGCTTTCTACCATCAATAAGGCCAGCTTCATCATTATCAAATAAGATAAATACCTGTTTGTATCTTCTTTTGAGTTCACTAATGGCAGTATCACTCATTCTGTACCCCTCACCTTGGATAGCCAAAGCAGGAATACCAGTATTAGCCCACAGACAAAGGGCATCTTTAAGGGAAGAACAGATACATATTCTCTCCCCATATTGAGGTACTTTTGTCCATAGGCTTATTACTGATGTGTCATGTTTGTTACTCCACTTATAACCATCCTTATTGAAAGGTTGATAAATCTTGAGAGTAACTTTACCCTCCTTGTGTTCTACATAAGCATAGGCATATCTGTCAGCACCAAACACATATTTATGACCATCTTTTATAACAATCTTATGTGATATGGGGTAAACTTCTGCATACTTGAGCCAATTTAGAGTTATTCCATAAGACTCCCAATACTCAATATCATACTTCCTCCATTCCCTGACCTTACACTGAAGGTCTACAGACTTGCTGTAACTACTTGCAGTCTTTACATTACAAGGAGTATATGATTTGATATTGGAACTCATCTCAAATTTGGGTATATCCTCATTAATTCTTTCAAGAACTTTTACATAACTGCAATTCCACATATGACCAAGCAGGTCAAATAAACCTCCTCTGTCTCTTGTGGACAGGTCAGTATAGAATATTCTCTTACCATCAATGGAATATAAGCCAAATGATGGTCTTTTGTCCTCTCTCAGAGGAGAGTGAATTATACAAGGAACCTCTGTAATACCCAAGTAGTAAGATAGAATATCTGCTTCTGTCACTCTACTCAGAATATCCTCAAGATTCACAGAACTTTTACCAAAACTGAATGCCATATCTTATGTTCAATAATTTTTACTATTTACCGAACCAAGGAGAGGGAGCACCTGCACTTGGTGCAGTATCAAATGGCATATCACCACTATCCTCACTGCCTCCACTAAAGTCAGTAGACTCCACTGTGTACTCCTTCAAATCACATACACTGAACTCTGTAGTAGGATAAGCACCAGCAGCCTTCCTCTCCTGCAATTCCTCATCCAGCTTACTGTAATCAGTGATATTGTTCTTCAGGAACTTCTGAGTATAAACAGCCTGATACTGCTTGTTATCATCAGTAGTCCTTACACCGAACATACACTTAACCTTATTCTTAGGCTGAAGTGCAATCACATTTCTCAACTCAGAGAAATCTCCCTTGAAGTAGTCCTGAATCTTATCAAGTCTTGCCTCTGCCTCAGACTTATCCTTTATCTCAACCACCTCACCATTCTTCTTTCTGTAAGATTTGTTAGGGATGTTCAGATAAGCCTTGATAAAGCCAGTGAGTTCCTCCTCACCAATAAATGCAGGCCTGAAATCAGCAGGCTCAAACCAACTGAGACTCTCAGGCACTCTACCTGCCTTGGCATCCTCAACAGGAAGCCATGTAGTCTCACCATACTTGTTGATTACCTGTACCTTACTACCATCCCTATTATACCTTACCTCCTTAGCAAGGAAGAAAGACACTTTAGTCTTCATGTCAATACCATTAGACTTGTCAGGGTCAGTCTGTACAATGAAATCAAGTCTCACCTGAGGTACCTTCATCTTGGCACCTTCCTGACCAATCTCAGTCTCACCTATATACTCAGGAGCATTCTCAAGCTCTGTGTCATACAGTTTCTCAAGCTCTGCCTTAGAGGGATTTACTGCCAGAACAAACACAGGAGCTACTCCAATATATCTTTTTACCACATTACCCTCTGTAGATTCTTTACCAGTGGCAAATGCAAAAAATAATTTATTACTTTTCATATTTATTTAGTTATTTATTGTTTATATTTCCATTTAAAACCATATGTTATTTAACTATTGCATGAAAGGAATGTCTTTCTTGTCTTCTTCAGTAAACTCTGCAACAGGACTGATAGGAGCTTCTTCACCAGTTTTCACTTCTACCTCAGGAGCTTTCTCAGTGTCATCAACAGACTCAGGGTCTACAGCCTCAGGTACAGGAGTTTCCTCTATATGAATCTCATACACATTATTCTCCTCATTGAAGGTTAATATTCCCTCTTTAGGCTCATACTTGGTAGTTTTGATAGGTCTGCCATCCTTATCTACCTTACCAGTGTCCTCAACTCTCTTAGTGATAAGGTCCTCACTGGTCAGACCTCCTGTCAGATTCTTAATGCCCATCTCATGACCTATAATCTCATTACAGAGGGCATTATATTCCTCATTCAACTCATTAATCTTGGCAGCAATCTTATTCTTTTTTACTACCAAAGGGTTTACATTCTGTGCCACCCTCTTAATGGCGGCGAACTGTCTTACTGTTAAAACTTTTGTATTCATGTTTTCTTTTAATTAAAAGATTAATATTACTTTTCTTTCTTGTCCTTGATTACTTAATGGATTGGGAGCACTCCATACCTTGCATATGGTAAATTTCTTCTCAAAGTATTCCAGTGCCTGAGTCATACAGGAGTGTAATGCAAAAATATCCTTTGCTAAGTATTCTCTAAGTATTGCAATATCACTGTCTCTTTTACCTTTCTCAAGGCAGTATTCTGTAATTACTTTAAAAAAATCAGTCAAAGATAATCCACCAAAAGCAACTAATCTTGACAGTCTTAAAGTCTCTTCCCTATCCATTCATCTTATAATAGTTTCTTATGGTATCATCAACAAGTTTGAGACTATTAGGAATCTCAAATTTATCAAACATCCCCAAAGGGGTCTTGGCAGATGAATGATTGGCTCTAGTCTGGAAATAATACTTATTATCACCATTATCCCCATATTCAACTCTTGTCATAAGGACCATAGGATAGAAGCCTTCAGGCTGTGTTTTAGTCAATTTCTTACCTATTACACTAAATACTGTTTTCTCACTGCCATCAGCTTGAGTCTGAAGCATTGTGTGCCCCATGATATAAACTATCTGGTCCTCTCTGAGAGTAGTATTACACAGCATATTAAGCTCTATAACATCATTAGCCACATCCTTCCACTGGTCATAGGTCATTTTCTTCCTATCATTAAACTCTTTCATAGCAAGATAAATATTTACAGTGTCTATGGATATAGACTTGATGTTCTGTTGCTTAGCACACCATTCAATCATCATTCTGATTTCCTTAAAATCCTTAGGCTCATAATAATTCTTCCTTTCAGTACACCACATTCCTGCTGGAAATGGAAGTGTCTTCCTATCCAAATTAAGAATAAAATGAGACTCAGGACTCATACCTTGATAATTTTCAAGGTCAAAACTTCCATCAGGATTTATGATAGTAGAAGTAGTCTTTCCATCTCCTGATGAACCTAAAATTGCTACAATTTTTGCCATTGTTTCACTTGTAATGTTAAATGTTACTTTTGCTTGGAAAAGGCTGCAAACTTATGAAATATTCTCTACCTGTGCAACCTGCTAATCATTTTTCTTATTCCAAAGGTAAAGAAAGCCTTGCCTGCTTTATCCTTTGCCTTTAGCCAACTATACCACTTATCCATCTCTACTCTGTTATCAGGTTTAGGGAGCTCAACAAAGTCGCATGTACAACCATTGAAATATAATGCTACTATACCTCCTTGCCTGCCTCCTCTGTTCAGTACAACTTCAAGAAATCTGATATTGTCTCTAAATATCTCAATGTTATATCCTTTATAGTTGTTGAGTTCAAACTTTATAGGAGAAAATAATCCAAGGAACACAGTAGTATTTCTCGCTGTATACTTAGAGTCAGCTAAGCCTGCTACAGTAGGCCTTAGTCTCTGCATCTTGAAAGCATCATTGGATTCCTGGTCAGTATTCTGCTGCTGTATAAGTACAGGAGTAAACTTATATCTGTCTCTCAGTATAATACAATATTCTCCCAGTTTATCAATACTTTGTTTAAGTGTAAAGCCTCTTTCTTGAGAGAGTAGGGATACATGGTCTACTAGTATTATCCTGTACTCATCCTCATCATCAGGCTCATAAAAGTCAAAACCGTCAATTTCATGCTCTACACCATTATCATCTCTATACTTTTTCTTCTTTGTATGAATTGTACCATAAGCTTTGGCATAAGACAGACATTCATTATACACTCCTGTAGGGTTTGTACTATCAGAAAACTCAGTATGGGACTCAAAGAAGTCAATTATACTATTAAACTCTTGAGATTCCATTACATCAAGTGCTGCCTGTGGTACAGGAATATTGTCGCTTGACATAAGTGCAGTAGGAGATACCTCAATCTTTTTTCCTGACAAATGATATATAAGATGACACATGATTCTTGCCATCATATCCTCCTTTGTCTCTTCAAGTAGATACATAAACCATCTTACTCTTATCTTATCAGGATGATTATAGGCATACATCAACACATTTATTACAAACATAAATGTAGAGAATTGGGTCTTAGCACCTTTAGTAAAGGATGAAATTAAATACATCTTTCCCTGTTCTACTCCAAGAAACTCACTCTTGAATCTGACAAAAGGAGAGGGAATAGAATTAATTCTATTATGACTTAATCTATCCCTTCTCTCAATTATCCTTGCTTTAACTCTATCCTTAATGGACAATTCAGATAAGTTGTGTGCTCCAGTCATTATCATGGTCCTCCTGCCCTTCATTTTCTATATAAGAAGCTAACTCAGATACCTGTTCAACTGCCAGTCCCTCAGGAGTAGCCTTCTTGTCATTCTTCCAGATAAAGTACTTTAATAATCTCATATATGTATAATTTCCATTAAAGGAATCTACATATTTTTGAGCTGCATTGGCTATCTGGCCATCAGTATAGGTATCACCAAAGTATACAAAGAACTTAAGAAGTTTGTCTTTAATTTCCTTTCTGTTGCCTCTCCAATAATAAGCTGTTCCTTCCTTTTTTCCTTTAGGAAATATGTTCATCAGTCTTTCAACAAGATTATCTATTCTGCTGTCAGTTGATGGTTCTTCCTTAGTTTTGTTAAGAGCAGCTGCTAATCTCTGTCTTGATATCTCTGTAAGATGTCCCTTGACAAGCCATCCCTTTTTCTCAAGAGTATCTATAATCTCAGTTGAGCTGTCTAAATCCAGTAGCATGAGATATAAAAACTCTTCCAGACTTACTCCATATCTCTCTAATAGTTTATCATCTATTATAAGTTTCATTTCTCCATAATAGCTATATAATCTTTATCAATATTCTCAAATACAGAGTCAAGATATTCCTCATCTCTTGTATCTCTGTAATATAACACATATTGTATAGGAGTATCTGACCTCATACTCCTACCCATTTTCTGTATAAATCCTCTCTCCTGACCATCAAGCTGTATAATTACCCCTGCCTGTATTCCTGTGAGATTCTGTCCTTCCTGAAGCATTCCTACAGCAAACAGACTATTAATATCCCCTGCATTGAACTTGTCAATAATCTCAAGTGAATTATCTTTCTTTGAATGTATGGTATTAGTCCCTCCAAGAGATTCAGCCTGTTCTATACTAGCACAAAAACATATATATCTTTTACCTTCGAGGTCCTTTAATAGCTGCCTTACAACTGCTGTCTTTGATTCTCCAAGAAATCTTTTTCTTTTTGAGCCTATCTGTAGCCACTTATTTTTCACAGCTTCATTTCTTGTTGAGAGAAATCTATTCTTCCAATAATCAAACTGGGCAGATAGATAATCATACTTCTGTTGTTGTGTACAGGAAATTTCCAGTGTCACATTAGGGTACTTGTTCTTATTCTTCAAGTACTCCCATCTTTCATGGAACCTGCATTTGTAAGTGACTCTCTTTTCCTTTTTACCCCACTCCTCTATGATTGTACAATTAGGGTATGTACTATCAAGAGTTAATGGAATAAGATATACTTTAGGAGTTGGTAATATTCCCCATTCTATAGCCTGCTTGAGAGTAACCTTTGAAGTAACAAATTCCCCAAAAACTCCAGTTACAGCCTGCATTACTTGGTCAGGAAGAGTAGCAGATAATAGAATGATGTTGCTTGCATGAAGCTCAGCCAGCACATCCATTCTCAAATCAGAGCCAAGATGGTGGGCCTCATCAAAGATAATCAAATCCCAATGAGTATTCCTGTACTTCTTCAGTGAGGCATAACACTCCATTACCCATTCTCCTGTTCTTAACTCCCATTTGTCAATCTCCTCTTTCCAATTGGACTTATGTGCAGTCTCTGCTACTACAAGTAATACATTGAGAGGTTCTGAGTTTACCTTAAACTCCTTATCTGCCAGATAATTAGCCATATCAATAGCCATTTTGCTCTTACCTAATCCTGTACACCATTGTAATGCAACTCTATTACTTTGTTTAATTAGTGATAGGGACTGTATCTGTAGTTCTTCTCTTGTCATATCTTCTTGTTTAATACTTTCTTTATTGCCAAAAGTCCCTTAGTTACCCAATTATTCCCATTCAGTGAGAAGGCATAGTTTTCCTCATTACCATTATCTACGGTTTTAGGGTCCAGTCCTGCATGATAAATGTAATAAATAAGGAAAGCTACAAATGCCACAATATTCATAATAGGTAAAAAGTACGAACCTGCTATAATCATCCATGCCTATAAAGGCAGTTTAAGGTCATACTCCTCATCCAGTGTGTAATAATTATACCGAGTCCTATTGTATTTTTTCACATGGGTATCTTTGAGTATGCAGGTAGTAAAGGCAATAAATATGACAGCTATAATAATCCACCACATAACTATAATTATTTCTCTGCTACATTTCTGAATAATGTGGGAACTGTACCATATATAGGTAGTTTACCATCCCACTTCTCAAGCATCATCTGCTGTACAATTAGGGGAGATAGGGATGCAGCAATCTTTCTATTGTATTCTGCTTCTGCATCACCCTTGATTTTCAGAGCCTGTGCCTCACCATTTGCTGCTGCAATCTTCTTCTCAGCCTCAGCCTTAATCTTCAATACCTCATTCTGTGCTTTCTGTGCCTCCTGAACTGCTGCATTCTTTGCATCAATGGCATTCACAAGAGTCTGAGGATACTGCAAGCCTGAGGTCATCTGCTCCAACTGGAAATTTTCAGCAAACAATTCCTCAGCCAGCCTGTCCTCAATGGCTTTCTCAAACTCTTCCCTCTTACTTACCAATTCATCAGTAGTGTAATTATTCAGCTGGATTCTGAAAGCATTCCTTACATAATTGTATAGAGTTGTATTAATAACTTCAGTAATATCCTCTTTCCTATATTTCTTGAATACCTCAGCTGACTTTCCATCTACAATCTTCAGAGAGATGGTAGGGTCTACTGTGAATGAGCTGCCATCCTTTGCATTAATACTGAAAGGAGCATAATCCACAGTCTGCACGAATGTAGGATACTCATAGATTTTAGTGGTGATAGGATTGTACCACACAGTACCAGTCACCAGTGATACTTCATCCACACCTTTGTCTGAACCATAAAGGTTCACCTTGATGCCCTCATATCCTGCATCAATTCTTTCTCTACAGCTACTCAGGCTGATTACAGCCATAAGAGCCATTACAAATACAATAATTTTACTCTTCATGTTTTCTTTTGAATTTAATTGTTGTTAAACACTTTGTTTTGATTGAAATAATTACTATAGCTGCCACAATAAAGAATCCAATCACATTCTCCATTGTATTTGGGTTTGATACCATCTCCAGTCCCACACTAAGCAGGGCAATAAACAGTATAAACCACAATACTATTTTCACAATTGTGCCTGTTTTCATACTAAAATAGAATTACATATTTTCTTTCTGTTTCTCTACCCCAACAATAGCTATTATACCATAATATGACATATGAGTTGTCTTTATTCCTTATTCTATCCAACTTAGGGTCATATCTGATATATACCCATAGGAAGAAGAGAAGCAGTAACAGTAATATCACTAATACTTTCATTTCTTTTTCTTTCTTATTTTCGAATTACATAATATATACTCAAAATGAGAGGCCACTTCTTTATGTGCCTCCCAATACTCATCTCCTCCCTCTTTGGTAAAACTACTTTCATCCCAATGATTAGCAATACATAGCATGTCAAATGTTTTTCTCCCGTACATTTTTTTTTTCAGCCAAATCCCTAAGTATTGCATTGATGGTCTCACCTGTCTGAGTAAAGTCATCAACAACTATTATATGCACCTCATCTGTTTTATCAAAAGGGTATATACCTTCAAGATTGTAACCATGAGTGGATTCTGATTTTCTTGATATGGATATTTGCACATCTCTACCTTTTCTTCTCAGTAAGTATGCTATTCCTCCTGCAAGTATAGAGCCTGAGTGTCCTCTTACCACCAAGATAAATCTTCCTGTTGGGAATACATCATCAATGGAAAATGCAGCTTCTTCTATATAACCAAAAGCATGTGAGAAGTTTTCTCCTGTAGGATACCACATACTACATTGATTCCTGAAATATATAAATTCTGCCATGATTAATCAGTTTATACTAAAAAAAAAGAAAGGAGTAGGCTTATTCAGCATACTCCTTTCCCCTTACACTGAGATAATTAATCCTCTAACACTTCATAGGTGAAAGACTTACCCCCCATATGCTCACAGATTCTCTGTAAGTGAGCCTCAAGCCTTTCTGTCTCATTCAGTTTCCTCCACACATTAGGTCTGGACCAGTATGGACATTCACTTGAGGTCATATATTCATATGCCTCAATGCTCATATTGATGTGCTGGGAAGCAGGTCTTGGAATGGCACTATAGTGTTTGAAAGCACCCTTTCTCACTACTTCCAGACCATCTTTACCTTTCCACTTCTTACTGGGTTCAAGGTCTCTTTTTGTTACTGAGTATTTAATAATCTCAGGCTCACTCTGGCGTACCAGAGTGCTCCCCTCCAATTCAATGGTCAGGGAGATTTTAGTTGTGTTATTCATCCTCTTTGTGTTCTGTTGTTTTCATCATGTCTGCCAACATCAGTGCAGCCATTACATCTGTTGGGGTTGCCTCACCCTTCTCAGCTTTCTCTCTAAGCTCCTCTACCATCTTGATTTTAAGAGTGTGCTTCAGTGACTCTATAAGACCCATCAGCTCCTTTGCATTAAGGAAGATGGAACTTGTTATAATCACCTCAATAGGTGCATGGGCAGTCTTGCCCTTATATCCTTCAACAAGTCCCCTGACCAGTTCAGGATATTCTAGGCTTCCAGATTCTTCACCACCTTTCATGGCTGTTTCAGCAATTTCAAAATGCTGTTCTTTCAGTGCCCTGTTAAGAGCAGTCTTTTTCTTTTCCATCTTTTTTTTTAGAAAATTAATAAATCAGATATTGTATATGTTTCGAATATATTCAAACAAAAAAGGGCTACAATATTTCTACTGTAGCCCTAAGACGGAACTTTCTGTAATGGTTCTTGTGTAAAAAGTCAAACAAATGCAGTTAAAATAATTGAAGTAGCCATTACATGCACCAGTCTATTCTAGTGGGGATGGAAAGAATCGAACTTTCATATTTTAATTACGAATTAAATGCTTGAAGTAACTCTTATCTACACTACTGCTTCCAGAGAAAAACGATTAGAGTACTATAACCATTAAGCTACATCCCCATATTGTAAAATGCAGTAAGAAAAGCTAATAGACTGAAAAAAAAAATCAATAACCCAAACAAATTTTCAATATTTACTATGGCAGAAGTAAGTCTATTATACACTATACTGCATTTAGTGAGGAGTATAGGACTCGAACCTATGACCACTGATTTAAAAGACCGAAGTAACTCTATCTGTCATCAACACTTTACTGTGGAACTTTTGACAGAGTACATTAAGTGCTCTACCAACTGAGCTAACTCCTCAATATTTTATTTCAAAAAGAGTACTGTGAGAACAAATGCCAGACTTGGGTTTCCCCAATCTCATACAGGACTCGAACCTGTGTCATCAAAATTAAAAGTTTTGTACTATAACCACTTAGTTAATGAAGTAAGTCTGACAAAACACTACACAGTACTCTTATTTTTTTTATTCCTCAAAGGTGTTCTGAATACCCTCCATTGCTGCAATGAATGTGATAAAATGCTCTGAGAAACCACTTATTTCAGCAGACCATACACCATTGTAGTTGACACCCTTTGTATGTGCAGACACATCACAAATGTAGTTGTAGGTACCAAAAGGCTTAGGAGTCTTCATTGTGTCATAATCACAATCCTGTGAGTCTGAGAATACAATGATTCTATCAAAGTTCTGCCCTTTAAATTTCTTCTCACACCATTCAAGGCACTGTCTTGTGAATATCCCTCCATATCCAATTCTGTTTCTAGTATCTTCTATCTGAGAGAAGATGCCAAATCCCCTTTGAGGATACATGATATGCTCATGTGCTCCAATCCTATCATAGTCATTGCCAGCAGTGCAGACTATTTCATAGTCCTCACACTGATTGGCAGCTAACATAGCCATAGCACATGCTGCATCTTGCCTATTGAATCCAGACTTAGTAGACATTGGGGCCCTCATTGAGCCTGATACATCTACAATAAACAAAGTCTTACCTTTTAACTTAGGTAGATTAGCATAACTACTTAGCATAGCATCCTCTATTTGTCCTCTAAACTCAGGATTCATCTTGTTTGCCTTCAAGAAGTCCAAAGGTAGGAGCATTGAGGACTTTAACTTCTTAAGACCCTCATTAATCACTCTCCTATCCACATTTGCCTTTCTCATATTGGCTATGTTTCTCAGCATGGCCAGTCCTCCAATCTTGCCTTCAGTGATAAGTTTAGTCCAAGACTCTTTCTTATCCTTTCCAGTAGACAGCATCACTTCCCATGTCTCAGGCACAGCAAGAGTCCTGTCTGCTACCTTTTTAAATAACTCCTGCTCATACTGATTCTTTGGCTTAGGTCTGCATAAGAACATGACATCTCTCAGTTTGATAGCTGCATCTCTGTCATATTTGGCAAGTTTATACTCATTGAAATTATGGAATGCCTGTGCTAGGCCTTTCTTTGCTTGATTTGCAATAGGCTTTTTACCATCCTTCCAATAGATAGCCAAGAAGTCAGTGAGCATGTCTGCCCTTGTGATTATCTGAGGCAGCAAGTCCTGTACAAACATCTTATGCTCAGGATACTTGCACATCTCCACTGCAAGGAACAAAGGAGTATGTCTCAGCTTCTGCATTGTCCTTGCTTCAAGGGCTATATTGTATACCTCCTCAGCAGGGCACAGAGGTACAAGTCTCTGAATTTCCTCAGCAACCCTTATTCCATCCATATATGCCACATTCTCCCAAAGGAGGTTAGCAAGTACTGCTCTCCTTAATAGAGCCACATTGCTCTGTTTTGCTGCTAATGCACCAGAGCCACCAGCCAATCTTTCCTCATCAAATTTTGAGGTTTTCCTTAATGACGGATTTACTTTGCTCATCTTTTCTGTTTTAATGTTTGACACTGCAAAAATAAGTAAAAATTCTCAACTATGCAAGAAAATTGAGAACTTTTTATAATAAAGTCTTAGCCCTTTCACATAAGTCCTTGAAACAACTAAGGAAATCTTCAGCCATCTCTTTAGTTGGGAATGAAAGAACTATGTTTGTCCAAAATGTAGCATAAGATACAGCAACTTCATCATGAGTAGGATATACCCTACAAAGTATTCCGGCACAAAACTTTCCTTTAGGTTGTTCCCAATCACCAACCCAAGCCTTTCTCAACTGCCTTAACTGCATGAGGGCAAGAAAGGCTTCTGCTTCTTCTTTCGAGGCGCAGTAACTTTTTGAATATCTATCTACATAATCAAAACTTGCAGAACAGATATTACTACTGATAGATATATAAGATTCTCCTTTCTTGATAGGATATCTCTCACAGAACTCCTCCCAACTTCTTGGAGGTCTTTGTTTCTTTTCCTTCACAATATATGTGTCCCCATCCTTGATGAGTTCACAATTATCAGGTATCTGTATTTTAACTTCATTCATAACTATTCTTCTTTAAGTTCAACAAATTCATCTTTCCATGTGAGATTTCTTCCAATAAGTTTCTTAATGGAACCTTTTGGTAGTTGAATAGGCCCAGATAAAAACATATACATAGAACAGGTCCAATAATCTGTTACTCTATAGGGCTGAAAAGGAAATATTTTCTCAGTACCGTCCTTATCTGTCGCTACCCATGCCATATTATTTCTCTTTATAACTTAAATCAATAAAAGCCATTGCCGAAAATTTAGATAAAAAAGTTGCCACAAATTGTCCGGACTCAGTGTAAACTGCCCAAGGAATATTAGGAATCACTGTTTTGACAATAATAAAGTCTCTGTACTTCTCCACATATAACTCTTTAGTGTCCATTACTTCAGTATTAATTCTCTTGGTTCTTCATCTTCCCATTTTACTTCAGGAAACAAACATTCAAGTAATGGTTGGCAACGTCCATCACCAATAGGCAACCGCCACCTAAAGTCATCTTTATATGGTTTATCAGTAAAAAGCCACAAACTGTTATCAAAATCTCTTGCTATCCACATAATTTATTCCTCCCATGTTATATTCCTAAGCATCATTGCCTCGTAAGAGTTAAGCAATGTCTCTCTGGCTTCCTCTTCATTCTCGTAGATATCACTTCGTCTAACGACAATCCAACCCTCTTTCTTTTCAGAGAGCATCATGAGGTCAGCATCTGAATCTTTATCAACACTAAGTTTACCATCTTTATAATGCCTCAACAAAATTTCTCCATCATTACGTGATACTAAAGCTATAATTGGTGTATCTGCACATTTAGCATCAAAGCAAATAATTCTTGCATTTCTTCCATCCCTTGTGCAGACGGGTTTACCTGCTTTAGCTGCTTCAAGGTCAAACGGCTTTAAGTTTAGTTTATCCTCGCCAAATAGACACTCGTCAACAACTTTGTCAAATTCGGGAATATCTTCTTTTGCATCATGCATTCTATATTCTTCCATATTTTCTTGGGGTTGTTTGATTTCTATCTCAATAACGTTTATGCTACTAATTACCCTAAAAATGTTTGAGCACTCCGAATTTTTAGGTAATATTACAGGAGCAAGTCCCTGATATTGTTGAATTAGCACTTTGCCTAATTTATAAGGTTCTCCTATCTTTTCAAGTTTCTTGAAAGCTACGCTTTTACCGTCGCTTCTTGCAGTTGAGCTACAATCACCTGTGATGTTGCTACATCTCTTTTGAAAAAAGCAATTATTGCAATTATCATCAGTGGTATCTGGTATGCACTGATACCACTCACCTTCAAACTCAAATATTTCTCCTATCTTCCATTCCATAATTAATGACTTTTTATTATTTGTACAACTCATAAAAAAGAAAATGGCACTTAAAATAAAGCTATGAAATCATCTTAGTCTATATTAAGTGCCATGGAAATATTATGGATTGTACACAACTGTTTCTATTTAAATAAAGAGAGCTAGAGTTATTTTTCAACTTTCGCGACAAGTCTCTAGAAGATTCTATGATAACTCAGGAGGTTAGTAGGCAGTACGCGTCACAGGAGCTACACCATCCTTATTAAGAACCAGTATCACTGGAATTAATATCACTCTCTTTATTATTAAAGTTTCTTTACTCAAACAGTATATCAAGTATTCTTCTCCATTTGCTTCTTCTTACTACAACAGGCTGCTGAGTATTCTCTCTGGATATTTTCCTATTGCTGTTTATACTGCCTTTACTGTAGGACATGAATGCAGTATTACTCCTGTTATTTCTGTTCTTAGGAGCAAGCACCTGATACCAGTATGTTGCAACTGCGGCTCTGGTTCTATCCGTCCTCTCAGCAGTTCTTCTGAAGACATTCTGTAGATTACTTGGGTCATTTGAGATTTCCTCAAGGAGGATGTTCTTATCCTCTTCTGTCCATTTTCTCATTGTATTTTCTTATTTAAATGGTTTATTATTGTACAGAGGGAGGGATTCGAACCCTCATTTTCTTTTAGAAAGCCAGTTTAGAAGACTGGTGCATTATCCATTCTGCCACCTCTGCGTTTTTTTTAGTTTTATCCAATTAAGCTATGGCAGCATAAAAAGTAGGCTGAGTTTTCACAACTGAGCCTACACAAAGCTAATAATAAATTTCTACTTGAATAATTCTCTAACTTCAGGACCGAGAATCTTGACTGCCTTAATAGCATCCTCTTGGTTCTTGAAATAGACAATCCCTGCATACTGTACTGTGTTATGCTGGTATATACCAACACCATTATAGCAGTTTACTACAGGACCATTGGTAGTGTTATAATTACCAAGGAAATATCCTGTATTGCAAACAGTCTTTTTCCAATCCTTATTAAAGTAATTGGCAATAATAGCCAGTTTTGTAAGTACTTGGAACTTCCTCTCTTCACATAAAGGAATGATAAAAGCATTGCGGTATTTGCTTACTCTTGATGCAATCAGAGCATAATTGAGTTCCAGCTCATCCTTTGTGTAAGCATTCAATGCCAATGTTCTCAGTGTGGTATTTCCACTGTTGTACCACTCTATTGCCTCTTCAAGAGTGACACTAATGTCTCTTCTTTCCATGTTTCTTTTATCAATGTCAAAATCACTTCCTTGGGTTACTACTATTTTCCTCTTGTTCAAACTCTCAATCTGGATGTCTTTCAGAGTGAAACCTTCCTGTACTCTTGCACAACAAGGAGTAATTCTTGTCACCTGCATGTAGGGTGTATATCTTGGGTCCATGATTAAATCCCCTACTTTAACATAGTCAAAAGGACACAGGAACATGTGTTCCTTCAAATTGGAGGTATATTGTGTCTTATCCTCCACAAATACTACATGAATTGTTCGTACCATAATTATTTCTCCATTATTTTAGTAAGCCATTTGTTCAATGATAATATATTGAATTCCCTGTATGATATACATTTGTAGCAAGCATATACTAATACAGCCATCACCAATGTCCAAGGTATAAAATATCCCTGTTCTACAATACTGTCAATGCCACATATCCATAGCATGACAACAAAGGTGGTTACATACAGTAACACACCTTTGCATATAAGTTTGAATGTCTTCATCTTTCTTCTGTATAATGACAATTCTCACATTCATGTCCATCAAAAGGCTCGTCACAATTAGGACATATATATTGTGGAGCATAAATTACTTCTTCCATGATTTTATCTTTTATTTGTTTCTCTATCCTTTGATGCAAGATACAAAAAGAAGGCAATGACAAGTATGATTGTTATAATAGTTTCTGTACTCATCTTTTTCTTCTATATTTGTTAAATTCTTTTGTTGCTTCTACCCTATTGGCAAATTTGATAATAGTCAGACTATTGTTGCCAATTATGGACACTTGCCATTCAAAGGCATGAATACCTGAAAGGACTATTGTTCTGCCGAGCATATCCACTATGGACATTCTTATGCAATTAGTGCAATTCTCTCGGTGAAATGTATGTTTCCTTGCCATAGCTCAATCATCATAAGGTCTGACAAAAGTATATACATACACATCAAGCTCCTCATTATATGAGAACTCATAATA